CCAGGTGTTCGGCAACCGTAGTAAGTTTGCGGTTAGGCAAATAAGGCAGGGCTTTCTGCATACCTGCTCTTTTTACCTGCTCGTAAACGTCCGCCACAATGTTTGAAAAGTAATCAGCAAACTTAAATCCGTTTCTTTCAAGAAGCGCGTTCAAGTGCTTAATGTCAAAGCCGACGTTATATCCGGCAATAACGAGCTTTTCAGACCTGCTTCCGTCGCTTTTCCAAAGTTCCCTTGCGTCAGACAAGAACTGCGCAATCTTAGGAACTTGTTCCTTTTCAGCCGGAAAAGATTCAATTTCTTCCTGCGAATATCCATGAATCTTCCCTGCTTCCTCGTGGTATTTGATAGTTTCAGAGAGCGGATTTAAGAAAAAACATCTTTCTTGAATCACATTCCCGCCGTCAACAAGGATAAATCCGAGTTCAAATGCGGCAGAATCCGTAACCTCAATACCTGTCGTTTCCGTATCAAGCCAAAGAAAGCGCATTTTCCCGATCCTGCATATCTGAAAGACGCAAAATAAAACCGTATTTCGCGTTCGCATGAAAAATAACAAGGTTATAGTCCGCTCTTGCCTTGCCCCCCCCATTTTCAATACCTCTGTTGAAGGCCTTAAAAGTTCTCGCAACTTTGTCCGGCGGAACTTCATTTGCATATTCGCAAACCTTAATTTTTTCATGCTTCTTATTTCCCTGCATATCCCAATTTTTCAAGACTTCGTCGCATTTTGCTATTCCGTCCATGCAGCGCTTTCTCTCAACCTCGAACATACGCGCCCCCTTAGAAACTCGCCTTAGAAAACCGCATGACTTTTGATACAGTTTCCTTCGAGTATTCGTCGTATATACCCGCCTTTTTCAAGGCGTTACTGTCAACCCTTCTCTGAACCTGGTTGTTATAAGTAATCTTCCACCTGCCGCAGGTTGCGGTAGTTCTGTCAGAATTACTTCCGCCCGAAGCCGAAGAAATTGCCATAAGAAGCTGCTCTTTAATAGCGTTGCTTCTATCAGAAAGTTCCTTGATCTTCGCGTCAACCTCTTCTTTTTCGTCAAGAAGGGTTTCGTAGCACGATTCAAGCTCAACTTCTGCAGGCATAGGAAGCGATTTTACAAGGTCAAACTCGTTTTCGTTTCCCGTCGGAGCAGGCGCAACGTCCGCAAGAACGTTGTTATTCCAAAAGTCCGTTTCAACTTCGATAAGTTTCTGAATAAAGTCGTCATTACGCGGAATAACGTAATGTCTGCCCTCGTATTTGTCGAAAATAAAAACGGTAAGCACAAAGAAAGTAAGTCCTGTTACTGCCATGTAGTGCTGAACTTGTGCGTAGTAACTGTCGGGAACTTCATTTTCTGCGAACCCTTCGCCTGTTCTGCTAGTCTTAATTTCGTGTCCGCCAAGACCACTGACTGCAGTTCCGGCGATTTCTTTTTCACCCTCGATGAATACAAGGCCGTCGAAATTTGCGTTCATGAAGTTATGCTCTTTGTTTGAGAACATACCTGGAACTGTTTCAATCTCAATTCCAAGGTCTTCGCGCGCCTTCCGCCGTACAGGGTCTTCAAGAATATTCCCCCATTCAGTAGCTTTATTGCCGCCAAAACTTGCAAAATCTTTCTTCGCAAGATATACGCTCAAAGGTGTAGCGTATTTGTTCAGCCCCATAATTGCGCCCGCGTCGCTTCCGCCGATTCCTTTCGTACGCAATCCAAGCCACTGTTCGTGTGTAAGTTTGTCGGTCTGAATAAAAACAACGTTTCCCATTCCGATAACTTTTTCATACAACATTGGTTTTCGCTCCTTCTGTTTTTAAGACCTCAGCCGTCTTTTTTTTGCGGTTTAATTTCGCCATTTCGTAGCGCAATTCCGCCGCTTGATCTGTACCGAACCCCATATTTAGAAGCAGGCACTCCCGGAAAGTTCCGGTAAACTTTTTCCCCTCGTATTCAGTTTCGTAAAGCGTAACAACCTTATCGCCTAACCGAACTTCAACCCTGTGCAACTTCATAAGCTGCCTACCCGATGTAATATCTTTTTACATGGCGTTTTTCGCCATATCTGTTTTTTACCTCAATGATTTCAGAAGTGATTTTGCAGCCTTTCTGCTTCAATTCAAAAATCCTTGCCGACAATCTTGTTTCCCCCAGGTCATTACAGGCTTCAAGGCTTGTAATCGAACCGAAGTCAAGCATATATTTGAACACCCTGCTTTGAGTGGTGTTTAAGGCAATTTCATTCATAATCGCCCCCCTGTCATGCTTCGTAGTGTTTCCTGCACCTGCACAAGTCTGTCGTTTAAGCGCTCGATTGTCGTTTCAAGCCGCTTTTCTTCGCGCCGCAGGCTTTCCGGGCTTTCAAGATCATCGTCAACAGGTTTTGCCTTTGCAATCTGCTTTACCTGTTCTACAGTCTTGCCTTCGTCCGCCGCCTTCTGCGCAGCCGCTTTTATCATCAAATTCTTTGCAGAATTGACAACCTTTGCCATTTCGTCGGAATTGTTTTTAGAATTGCGCATAGTCAGATATTCTTTCGCTTTTTTGCGTGAAATCTGCAGGTCATGCTCAATAACGTCTTCTTTACGTTCGTTGTTGCGGTCGCAACTGTCATAGATTTTTGATAGGATTTCGCCCAATTCTCTTTGAGCTTCAAAGATTGCTTTTTGAATCTGCTTTGCTTCGTCGATAAGTTTCTGCGTTTCGTCGCTTCGGGTTCTCTCATAAAATCCGAGTTCGATAGCTTTTTCCAGGAAGTCATAGAAAGTAGCCCAAAACAGGCTCGTATGCTTACTACTCTTGTCGCCTTTTTCTGTTTCCAGGTAGTGGTGGGTAAACTCATGTACTGCAGTGTACATAAGCTCATTGTCTGTTCCAAAATTGCGGTTATGCAGAAAGATTTCATGCGAAGCAGGCTTGTAAAAGCCGTTTACCTTACCCGATTTCTTTCCGGTCTGTGTAACCGTAAAATCCGTTTTGCAGTCGTAAAGCTGCTTAAGGTTGGTTTTGATTTTCTCGTTCGTCATACCTTCCAAGTCCTTTTGCCAAAAGAAAGGGCTTGTCCTGCGTACTTGAACAAGCCCTTAAAAAACTAGCCTTGCGGCTAGAACCGACAAGCGGTTTGGAAAGTACGCTGATCCAAACAACTCGTAACAGGAAATTTAAAATCTTAATTTCCCCAAGTCGTTTTAATCTTAGCGCTTAATAACTACATTGTCAACAGTTTTTATTGATTTTAAATAATTTTTTTTGATTTTTTTTCTTGAAGCATGATACAGAAAACAAGGGTAAAAATCAAAGGGAAAAATCCAAAGGGTGGAAGCCCTTTCTTTCCTAGACTATACTAGACTAGCCTAATCTATACTAGACTATACTATCCTATACTATCCTATGCACCCATTAAATATTTTATATGCGGTCATTTTGCAATCATTTATTTTATTATTGGTTGTCATTTGGTTGTCATTTTGCACCCATTAAATATTTTATATGCGGTCATAGATTAAAGTTTTTAGTTTAATGCTCCGACTGTTTAACTAGAGGTTAACTTAAATGAGAGTAAATAAATATCCGCATTACAAAGACAATCTTGAAGAATATATAAAAGGTCTTATACAGAAAAAATATACGTTAAGACAGGTTTCAAACATTACAGGATATACCGAAGTTCACCTCTCAAACCTTAAAAGAAAATATCAGCAGATAGGAAAGGCGGCTTTTATAAACGGACATAAAGGAAAGCCTTCTCCCCGAAAAATATCCGAAGAAGTATGCAGTAAAGTCGTTAAAACGTATCAAGAAGAGTTTGAAGGATTCAATTTTTCATTCTTCAAGAAAGCGCTTGCAGAGTTTTACGGCATTTCACTGTCATATAAGACCGTTTATAAGATTCTTGATAAATCCGGAATAAAATCACCCGAAACACATAGGATTCCAAAGAAAGACAAGATTCATAGACCGCGTTACAGACGCGAACAGGGCGGCGATATGGTTCAGATTGACGCTACGCCTTATCAATGGTTTTTATGGGCAGGCGACACGTCATATTATACCCTGCATGGAGCGATTGACGACGCAGAAGAGAAAATAACAGGGCTTTGTATGACTGAAAACGAATGTTCCTATGGTTATTATGATATTTTGGAGCAGACAATAGACAATTTCGGAATGATGTTTGATATTTACTCTGATCGTTCAGCTATTTTCTGCGTAAGCCCAAAAGATAAAGACAAGCTCACAATACAGGAGCAACTTGCAGGAGTTCACGAAAAAAGGACGCAGTGGCAGAGAATACTTTCAGATTTGCGGATCAATCAGATATTAGCCTGGTCGCCGCAGGCTAAAGGGCGCGTAGAAAGAATGTGGAAAACGATTCAAGGCCGCCTGCCATGGTACTTTAAGCATTACAAAATAAAAACAATAGAAGCTGCAAACGACTTTTTGAAAAAAGAATACATAAAGATTTTTAACGACGAGTTTTCAATAGTCCGCGAAAAACCTGCAATATGGAGAAAGCCGCCGAAGAATTATAAAGATTTTCTGTGTTCACGCTTTGAAAGAACGACCAATTCTGCAGGCGTAATATCATTCCAGGGCTATAAGTTTCAAATACTCGCGCCCGACTGCGCAAGAAAGAAAATAGATTTGTGCATTTACAAGGACGGAATGAAAGCGTTGGTAGACGGCGTTTATTACAAAATAAAGCCTATGGAAGACATCACCGACGGAATAGACGAAAGAATGAGCGTGTCATTAAAAAATATCATTTATCAGTATATGCTAACAGATGTCAAGAAAATATGCGCATAGTTACCAACGGCGCGGAAGCATTTTTATTTCAAGAATTATCTTGTTGTTTTCAATGGCTCGTTTATGTTCGATGTTTGCGCCGTTTGAGTTTTCCCACCCTTCCAGGTGATTTATTGCGTCAGAACGATCTAAATATAGCAAATCTTCCTGCAGGTATTCATCATAAGTAGGTTCGCGCCCCAAACGCTTTTTAAGGCGTTCTCCAATCTTTACCGGATTGTATGGGTAATGCCCCAATTCCTTTAATTCCTGCTCGCGTTTTGCGAACTGTTCTTCATAATTCGGATTGTCTGAAATTGCGCCGGAAATAAATACAAACATAACAAAAAGCCCTATAAAAAAGATGTTCCCGCAGCCCTGACCGACTGCGGGAACGGCAAAAAGAACTCTCGGTTTCCCATACGAGAATTAACTAATTATAAATCGTATTTGCGAAGATTTCAATAGTTTTAATCTTATACGCGAATTATAAAAAACGCTCGTTTTCTTCATATTTGAACTGCGCATTGTGAAAGCCTGCATAATTCAACTTTCTTCATATTTGAACTGCAATTATACAGAACGGTTGTAAAAATTGAATTATTTGCCGATAATAACAAGGCGTATGACAGAAACATTCATTGAGCGCATGGAAAGGATAATGCGCGCCAACAACATTTCACAGACAGAGCTTGCAAAAGCCTGCGGAATAAGCGTTAACGGAATATCGACCTGGAAAGCCAAAGGAACGCTGCCCCGCGCAGATATAGCCGTATCAATCGCAAAAGTGCTTAAAGTTACAGTTCCATATCTCATAACCGGAGAATTGGAAGACCTAAACGAAAAGAAAAACGAAATAGCTTACAGAGTGGTAGCGCTTCCCGAACAAAAAAAGCGCGTAATAAACGCGCTCTTGAATGAACTTGAAAAACTGTAGCTTAAAGCAGAAGATTCAGAAGATACGGAATCTTTATACCGAACTTAATTTTTAGAATCAGTAGAACTACCCGCACTATTATAAACGCTATCAGAATCAGCACCGCTATTTTTATTATCTTCGCCCGGAATCGCAGCTTTTCTTCGTACTGCGTCAATTTCATCGAGTAATCGCTCAACTTCGTGTTCGTATTGGTTAAACAGGTATTCAATTCGCTCAACTCCGTCTGTAATTCCGCGACTTGTCGCGATGATATTTGCAATTCGTTCTCGGCTATCAGAAGTTGTTCTGTCAAGTGCCGCGACTGTGCTTTCAAGCCGTCCAACTGCTCGTGAATCTCCTGCGATAACGTCTGCAGCGTCGGCTTTAAGTCTTCCGCAAGTGCAACAACCGGAGAAAGCAAAAAGAAGAACAAAGCAAAGAATAAAACTAAGGAATGTCTTTTCATGTCTATTACCTCTCATTTTCAAACTCCTGCGCCTGTTTAGGCAGCAATAGAAATAACTCTTGTACTTACTGCCTTGCCTTTTGTGCGGGTTCTGCTTTCGCCGAACGGATCATATTCAGTAGTTGAACTTCCTACGACAAAATGACTGTAAGTAACGCCTGTTTCCATAAGTTCATAGCGTGTAATTACAAACTCATTGGCCTTCGGCTTATATCCTGCAACGTCATGACGAACAGTTACTTTCTTTCCAAAAAGATAGCTCATCATTCCCGCCGGATTTTCCATAAAGCAGTCGTTGTCAAACCAACCTTCTTTCAAGCCTTTTTCGTAAAGGTCGAAAATATCAATCTTCGATTTTTTATTTTTCTCTGCGATATAAACAAGGCAGAGGAAATAACAACCGCTTTTGCCGATTTTTGCGCATACATACTGTTTACACATCATAATAATTACTCCCCGGACATATTCTTTTTACCGATTTTGTCCGTTACGTTTTCGATTATTGACTTGAAGCCCTGCACGAATGTCTGATAGCAAATCTGAACGCCGCCAACAGTAAGAATACTTCCGATAACCTGCACCGAAAGCATACATAAAGCGGTATAGCAGCCTACTGAAATAGGAAGCATAAGAACCGCATACCAAACGGTATTTTTAGGCTTGAAAAAGTTTTTGAGATACTCTTCCAATCCAACGGTAGCGAAACAGGCTACCAAAACTTTTAATAAAAACTGAACGTCTATCATACTGCCTTACCCCCTGCAATTTCCCTGGCATTTGAATAAATCTGAAAGAATATGTGTTTGTAGTCGTCAAGACTGATTGAGTTCATAATTAAAGGAAGGTCGTAATTAGGAAGCTGAATATTGTAAGTGTATAGATTTGCTTTTACGGCGTGATAATAGCCTGTAGCCTTGGCGTCGCTATAGCGCTGCAGTTCAAGATCGCCTTTTTCCGTAATATGATTTCTTGTAAGGTCGTTTTTAACCTCGTAATTCAATTTGCCTTCAATAAGGCGGGCAATATCTTCAAGTATGAAAAGTTCCTGCGGGTCAGTTATTTTGAAAGTCTTTTTGCCTGTGTCGAAAATGTCAATCCAAACTCGTTTCAGAATGTTATGAGCATTACTTGTCTGATTGTCTAAAGTATTTTTCCCTTCGGTATGATACAGTTCTTTTTGAGCCGCCGAAATAACTTCAACATTCTTTAATTTTATGTCTTTCGACCTTAAAATTAAGAAAATGCCGACAAAGAAAATGGCGACAAGCACCAGGAAAATAATAACACACACCCACCCTACTACAGGTAAGTTCTGAAAAAAATCTGCCCAATTCATAAGCACCCCTGCGTCATGCGTTTAAAATAAAAAAGCCGCTCTCCAAAAACGGAAAGCGGCTTAGGTTTTGACCTGAAAACCATGTTGTATGACACTAAAATAATAAACGATTCTGTCTTATTTTGCAATCTTAACAAGATTGTAATAATTAAAGAAGGGATTCAACCTCTTTGACAGTAAATCCCAACTGAAACAGGCGGGCGTTTTTGTCTTCCTTCTTTTCAAGCTGAACAAAGTAAATAACATCTTCCCCTGTTTCTTCGTCTTTTCTTGTCTGCTCAATGATTCTGTGGGTTTCGTCTTCCTTTCCTTTCTTTTTGTCGGAAAGTTCTTTTACAAACTCCCAATTAAAGCGGTCTGCCATAAGCCGCCTTAAAGCTCCCCTTGTTTCTTCCGGATACATAGTAAGACAGTTCATATAGTCCTGCTTTGTAGCCAATGTCTGCGGAAATCCTCTCATTTTTCACACCCCCATTATGATAATGTATAATATTTATCAATCTTTTTTATTGTAGTCATAAACGGTATTTTGTCAGCATACTTTTCAAGCATACTGATAATAACGCCGCTTCCTGTAAAAAAGATTCTTTTACGCTCGTTATTCTCTTCGTAGAACTGAACCGTAGCGCATTTATCGCCATGATCCTTGTACTTTGAAGCAGTAATTTTAATTGCGGAAATGATAATTTCTTTGTTCAAGATATTGTCAATCCGTTCCTTTTCCCCTTCCAACGGCTTCTCGTCGTCGGCTGCGAAGTCGCTAAACTTAAGCACAGTATTTCCCCCTTATTTCTTTAATTCTCATTGACTGCTTTAAATTATACGCATTAGCGTGTTTTAACCAACCGGAAATGCTATCAATAGTAGAACGCATTTGATCGGCAGTAATAAGCCCATTTTCATACATCGAAGGTAATTCAAGCATTTTTCTTTTCTGCTTGTTCGCAGTGCTTTTCCTTACCAAAATGTAATTATCAAAATGCCTGTAGCCTACAAAATCAATACCCTGCTTTACGCTGAAAACATCAGATTTTGAGTAGGTTAATTCAAGATTCTTTCCGATAAAATCTTCGACTTTCCTTCTGCAGTCATGCAGGAACGCTTTATCATCGCTGAACAAAAGGAAATCGTCGCAATATCTTATGTAATCTCTTATTTTCAATTCATGCTTGCAGAAATGATCCAACGGAGTTAAATAAAAGTTTCCGCTCCATTGGCTCGTATAGTTCCCGATAGGACAGTTATATCCGCCTGGAAAACTAAATATAATGTCGTCCATTAAATCAAGAAAATCTTTATCTTTAAATTTATTGTGATACATTTCTGATAAGATGTTCTGATTGATAGAAGGGTAAAAGTGATGAATGTCGCATTTCAAACAATACTTGTTTCGTCTTACCGCTTCCATAGTCCGCAGGCTTGCCGAAGTCTGCCCCCTGCCTTCAATGCAGGCGTAACTGTCAGAAATAAAAAGTCTTTCCATAATCGGGACAAGAACGTTCATAATTGCGTGCTGAACGATTCTATCCGGCGCATAAGGCAAAATATAAATAATGCGCTCTTTCGGCTCATATATTTTCTTGCTTCTGTATGGTGAGGTATGAAATTTCTTGCTTATAACCAATTCCCTTACTTCGTCCAGGTTCTTGTCGCGATCCTTCTCAAACTCCATGACATCATGTCTTTTCGTTTTATGTCGCCGCGCTTCCAATTCTGCAAGATCAAAGTTTTCTTTAGGAATTATATTCTGCCACAAATTACCGATTCTCTGCATAATACCTCAAAAAAATATAGGATTCCCATTCTTCGCGTTCCCACTACCAAATGGGAATCCTCTCCTCTTCGTGTTTTGGCATTCCGCCAAGGTTAAGAGTTCAGCCGGAGTTCTCGCTATTTCAGCACGAGGAGTTGTGCCATTCCTTTGAATCTCCGTATCGCACCGCGCCCCCCAATATTCGTATTCGCATTCGAGCGCACATTATTCGCATTGCGACTGCGCGACCCGCAATTCGCCGCATTATTCCAATTACCGCCGAACAAGAGGGCAATTACAACTCTCAACCTAGTATCAAAAGTTTTTGCGCCGCAGTAACGCGCCGCAAAAACAAAAATACTCTTATGCTATGCACAGGGCAGTCTTCCAAAAAGCCCCGCCCTGCGCCCAACGTTCAACGCCCTGCAATTTACGCTCTGCGGAGAACTCGGCTCGCACCGCGCCCCCCACTATTCGCAGCCGCAGGCGCAGTCGAGCGCACATGATTCGCACGGCGACCGCGCGACCCGCAACTCGCCGCATAATTCCAAATACCGCCGAACAAGAGGGCATAGCAAGTTCCGTACATCTTTCCGAAATTTCCCTGTCCGTCATATACAGAATCGCCCGAACCACCTGCAGGGCCGCTATTTTCAGACCACTGCCACATTGCACCGCAGGCGTCTTCTACGCCGATAAAACTTATCATGCGTCTGCCGTCGGTATCACTATGTCCGCCTGTAGTTACAGGGTCAGCGCTTCCTGCAATGTTTGTACCTTCGTTGCTGCCTGCCGCCATAGAAGCAAACTCGTGATCAAAGAGCAATCTCTTCTTAACCTGGCGCATATCGTCCTGGTGATTCTGCTGAGGTCTTGTGTCGGTGATAGTTCCGCCGAATACAGAAGCAGTAAGTTTTCCCTTTCCGCTCTGCAGGTAGATGTCGTAAATCATGTCGGTATCAACGTCATATACCATTCCTGCAGGTTCTGAATAAGGTCTGAATGAAAGACAGAATACAGATTCCGGAAGAATGTCGCCTGCCTTGAATCCTGCAAGCGGGTGTTCAACCGTCAGAACGTCGTAATATGTACCTGTAGTAACCGCAGTAATTTTCTTATTGTAGAAGTCGTAGAATCCGTCTTCATCATTTGAGTTGTACTGCTTTACAAGATAGTTGTTTCCGGTTGCTTCTGTTCCAGGAGAAGCAGCTATTTTACCCTTAAGGGAATCGCCCGCGTCTGAACACAAAGTAGCGAAGAATCCTACTTTTCTTGTGTTGTTTGCAGTGTAATCGGCGCTAATGTCGTTCGGATAAGTTGAATTGCAGCTTACAACGAGCTTTACGCCTGCTCCGTCCGGTACAAGATAAAGATAGAAGTCGCGTCCGTTCAACTGTCCTGTTCTTGTGTTTGAAGCGTCTGCGGCGGCCTGCATACCTGCAGAAAGGTCGTAGATTGTGTCAGCGTCAACATCAAACCAACGCTTTTCCTTTGAGCCGTCCGCAATAATATCAAGGCGAAGGTGTGTGTCTGCCTTGATTTTTACGGATTTATGATTTTCGTCCGTAAAATCAAAGGTAAGAAATCTTTCTTTACCGAAGGCAAATCCTACGCCGTTAGTGCCGCTATTGCGGGCAAGTTCGCGATGAACTTCGTAATAACGCGCAATGTCGTCTTCCTCTTCCGGGGCTGCAACTTTTGCGCGTCCGTTTTTGTCGCGTGTCATAAATGTAAATGGCAGAGCGAACGGAGAAAGTTTACTTTCCTTAAAGTTCAGCTCACTTGTTCCGATCAAGTCAAAATCGCCGTTGAGATAGAAAACCTTGCCTTTGTTTGCAGTTCCTGCAGTAATCAGAATCAGCTTATGCACAAAAGCGTCAGCATTTGCAGCCGCATAACCTGCGTATCTGTTCCAACTTCCCGACTGAACTTCATAGAATCCGTTTTCCTTCGGGTCTACCTGGTCTTTAAGGAAAACCAACTGTCCTATTGTGCAGGCAATGCCGTCAATAGTCATTTCACCGCCTGCAATGATGTCTACATTTTCAGTAGAAGCGGCTACCGGAAGGTCTGCGATGAATGAGAATCTTGAAAGCAGGTCGTTAGAATACTTGTAAAGCGCGTCCGTATTGCCTGCAAGCGCAAGAATAAGGCTTGTTACATTTTCGTTTGAAGTGAAATCTACGCCATGAATTGACATAGACTGACCCGAAGGCATATTTGAACCCTTAACCTGTTCAACGCCTGTACCAAAATCAATGTTTGCAGCTTTAATGACTGCGTTTTTGTGGCTTCCGTCCTCATTGTGAGAAACAAGGAACTCATAGAAAATGTCGGCAAGGTAGCCCGGATTGAAAGTAGCCTTCTTGTTTGTAGTCCAATCAGAGTTATTCTGTCCGTATTTTCTTGCGTCGATATTCTTGATCATATCGGCGGTAATGTTGTTTGTTCCTGCAGGAATGGCAACCTCCGCAAGTTTAACATATCCCGCGTCAACTGCAGGCGCGCTATCAGAGCCGTTTGAACCCTTCTTTACGACAACAGTAAGTTTGATTCTTTTCTTTGTGTTTACAGTCTGTGTAGTTTTCGTACCTGTAGAAGGGTCATTAAACTTGCGCGACTGTGAATCGTAGCCTTCTTCTTCGCCGCAAACTTCAATAATGTCAATGCGGTCAAGAGAACTGTCAGCTTCCTTAAAAGAAACAGGCTCGGTGATGTCAGTTTCCACGACACACGCGCCCGAACTGTTTTTGTAGGCGTAAATAGGGTCAATACTTACATTAAGCCCACCCGAACCATAAGGCTTTACCTTACCGCCGACAACATAGTCGCCTGCGGAGTTTGATAAAACCGCTCTCAAAGCGGTTGCAACGTTATTGATTGCCGAATCGTAACCGAATGTTACATCGGTTGCTTTCATAATCTCGTTCTCTGCTGCAACTGCCGTCTGTAATTTTGCCATAAGCAACTCCTATTGATTAGTTTTAATCGTCCTGTTCCCTAGTTAATATTTCAATCGTGCCAGGAATCCCGCCCGCTTGAACTATATCCAACAACTGCTGATATATTTCTTCTGCTTCTTTTCCGGTTGCGCCGAAAATGTAAGCAGAATCAAAATATGAAACCTTCGTGTAATCGACGGTCTTGTAATCGTCGCTATTTACCGGAGAATTAGGCGCAAGCGCCTTTTCTTCGTCCAAATAGGTCATATTGTCGTAACCGTCCAATGGCTCTATATCTTCGCTTCCTTCCGTTACAACAGGAGAAACGTCGCCGTTCAATGACGCGCTTTCCTCGTCGTCAAGGAAACTCAAAGAATCGTCCGCAACCGCTTTTGCGTCCTCTTCTCCCGGAGAGTGATAGCCCATGGTGTCATAGTCCGGCGCAATAATATCGTCGTTTGTTCCAGGCGCAAGGCTCGCCGTTTCATCAGAATAAACGCCTTCAAAAACCGCAATAAGGCTGAAAGTAGACGCGCCTGTCTTCAAGTTAAGCCTTACAAAATCCAAAAAGGCGTAATATCCAGGCTCATATACAAACTCAACGGAAACGCTTGTTACGTTGTCGTCCGTAATAAAGAACATGGATTTATTGTTCCAATCAGAACTTTCAAAAGACTGCAGGTATTCGTTTGCGCTCCAAACGCCAAACTCGTCGCCGTTCGGATTCCAATACCTTCCGTTATTGTCAATAATGCGGACGCGGATATTACCCTTTAAGAAGAAATGCAGGAAGTAAGCCCTGTTTTTCTGAACATTAGCAGACTGTGCGCAAGTTCCACAGGCATTGAAAAGAACTCCTGTAGTTTCCTCAAAGCGCGCTTCATGTTCATAGGCCGCGTCGTCAAGCGTCCATGCGTTCCGCCGCTCAAAGTTACCGTCAAGCAGCAGGTTTTCTTCGTCCGTATTGTTTACAATGTAAACATTGTCATTGTTGAAGAAAGTCTTGAACATATTGAGAATGTTCCACTTGTCGCCCCACACTTTGTCGCCGTTGCGGTAAAAAAGAAGCTCGTTTCTTTTCAAGAAAGTAGCTTCGCTTTCATTCTGCAGGCGTTTAAGAACAGAAATAACCGACAAGGTTTTATCAAGCTGCTCGCCTGTCATATCGTAAATGCTTTTCTTTTCCGTCCACGCCTTCCTTGTTTCTTCAAGTTCCGTAAACACCTTCTCAATCGTGCCGTCTTCGGTTGCCTTATCCGCCAACAAAGCCCGGAAGATAGTTCCGTTTTTATTTATAAGAGTAGGAAAAACGCTTCTGATAAAATCGCCTATTGAATTAACTGCCATTACTCAACCTCAACCAATGTAACGTCGATGTTTCCGATTCTTGCAATCTGATTTATTGCAGGATCAACGTTCAAAGCCGGAGATGTGATAGTCACATCTTTTACATAGTTCAAAGCCATTACCTTTGTAATGATTTCCGACAAAATGACACTTTCGCCGATTTTCAAGCCGTTTACATACGCAGTAATGACATCTTTAATTCCGCTTTCAGCTTCCTCTGTGTCCGTAGAATAAATGTTCGCAGTAATTGCAATGTTTACAGGAATAGCAGTAGGCGTAAGAACGCGGATATTTACACCAGGCGCAAGATGTCCGGGATTCTCCTGCGTATCGTCGCCCTCAATGGCAAGTTTCACCGCGTCCAAAGTTTCCTGCGTAGCTCCGCCCGAACCGTCGTCAACATAAATACTCATATTAAAAATGTCCTTTAACGGCGGTTTATGATTCTGTGTAGAAACGCTTCTTACCGCGTTGACGCTCAAAGCCGCGCTGATAATTGCGTAAGAGTTCGTCCCCGAAAGACCGTTAAGATAGTATTTGAAACGCTCCTGGAACTGCGCGTCCGTTTCCTCGTCCGTTCCGCCTGTAAGCGCGTTCTTATTGGTAACGCTTACAACGTCCGCAGGAACAACACTGTCAATCGCAGAAATTACACCCGCCGCAACATTGCCGCTCTTTCCCGATTCATTTGCGATAACCTCAATAGCGTCAGATTCAATAGCGTCCGCCGCAATAGTTCCCGCTTCTGTAGTCGTAAAAGTAAGACCGCCGCCGCTTACAACCGTTCCTTTTGGAATGACAGTAGAAGCAGAAAGCGCGCTTGAACGGCTGAAAACTACAGTTCCGCTTGCATAGAATCCTGTCTTCTTCTCGAACTTGAAAGGCGAATAAGGCAGAATCGCCAAAAGCTCATTAAAACCCTGCCTAATTGCGACGTAAGCCCTTTCCGCAATTCTCGAAACAGTATCAAGGATAGTGTGAATAACGCTGCCTTCGTTGAAGTCAGTAATCTTGTCCTGTTTTGCGATCATATTGGCAGTCGCGCCTGCCATAATTTCATCGTACCTTCTGATTTTTGCCATTTTCTATATTTCCCCCTTAAACATTCCTGTATCACCGTTTATGTCAGTGTAAGCAAGTTCCAACATCAGCTTGTCGCCGTCGCCCTTAAAAGTAAGCTCATTCAGCTCCAAAACACGCGGGTCAGCAAGAACAGTCTGTTCAACAGAACCGCTCAAATAACTTTCAATCGCAACCGGATCACCGATAGTAGAACGTATTCCGTAAGCAGAAAGCCTAATTCTTCTTCCTGCAGCAGTAGTAAGTCTTAACGCAACGGCCTGTGTCAGATTGTCGCGATCACCGACCGTCTTCAAATCTCCGCCGCTCACATCAAGGTCGCCGTCGTCGCTTATCTTCATGTCAATACCGTAGTTCTCCTGCTTTTCGGGCGCGGCATAAATACGGTTGTTTACATTCGATTCATTCTCACTTAAAACCGGAATCTTGATTTTAGTTCCCGCTTCAAGCTCGCTCTCGTTCGTAACCTCATTAAAATAGGCAATGACAGTTCCATATTCAGCGTCGCCCAACAAATCGGCGGCCAAGCGGTCAAACGTATCGCCGCTTTTCCAGGTATGAAACTTAAAATCATAGACCGTTACAGTAGCGTCGTTTCCGTCAGAATCCACATACACAACCGCCGTTGCGTTCGTCTGCTTTTCCTTTGACAGGGCGACGATATTGCAGGCTGAATCTTCCATTTGTGAAAGATAGTCAATGATAAGGTCTTCTTTGTCTTCGTCAGTCATTACTCACTACCCCCAAACCACAACGCATAAAGCGTAATATCTTCTTTTACCGGAGTTGAAAAATCATATTCCTCGTAAACAGTCGCCATAATCGGGTTCTGATTCTCGTCAACTTCTCCTGTATCAACCTCTTTTCTTACTCTCCACATTTCAAATGTGTAACCGTCCTTCGTAGGAATGGCAGGGAAAATAGCGCGTGAACCGTAATTCACTTCCTGCGTATCAACCGCGCTTCCGCCGTCAGAATCAAAAGTTACCTCGCATTTAGATTCAGTCCATTTAGCGTAAAGCGTAATGTTTGCGTTAACCGGAGTAGTAGCAAATCTAAACTCATTCGTTCCTGCCTGGTCTGTAGCCCAATAATTAAAGTCGTAGCCCTCTTTGACAGGCGCTTCCGGCTCTGTTGCATATCCGCCGATAGTAACCCTTTCAGAAGCGACGCTAGAACCGCCCAAAGAATTGAACGTAACAGTATTTGAAATCTGAACCCAACAAGCGTAAAGAGTGATGTCAGAATTAACCGCCGTAGAAAAGTCATAGACATTCTGCAGGGCAGAATCAGAACACCAATAAGCGAAAGTGTAATTTTCCTTGACAGGCGTTTTCGGATAAACCGCAAGGCCGCCAACGCTCACAATCTGTGTATCAACCGCGCTACCGCCAAGAGATTCAAAGACAACCGAATAAACCTTGTTCCAACCTGCATAAAGAGTAATGTTTTCAGTAACAGGTGTTGCAAAGTCATAAAGATTCGTACATGAATAATCAGTGTACCAAGCGTCAAAAGAATATCCGTTTCTTGTCGGCGGCGTAGGAACATTCGCCGGGCTTCCTACCGCTACTTTCTGCGGCGTAACCTGCGAACCGTTGCGACTGTTGAATGTAACCGTAGCCGTTGCAAGAACCCATTTAGCATAGAGCGTAAAAGAATGAGTAACTTCCTGCGAAAAATCATACTGCGCCGTCAATTCCGCGTCGCTGAACCAACCCGCAAAAATAAAATCTTCTCTTGTAGGCGGCGGCGCAGGTTCAGTAACCTTTGAAGAATAAGAAACGCTCTGCGACTTTACAGAGCTTCCGCCGTTTGAATTAAACGCTACAGTGAAATTGTCCGTTTTCTGAATCTTTCCGCTCTGCGCGTCCGTTTCATTCGAGCCGCTCAAAGCCTTAAATCCCGAAACCGCCGCAAGAACATTTTTAGCGGAATTATAGAAAGTGTTGCTATCACCGCCCAAAATACGGTTTACAAGATCACCCGCGCTGCCGACATTCACCGCAACCAAACCCGCGCTTATATCGCGGTTTTTAACAGTTTCATACGCGCGCTTAACGTCGTTACAATGCGCCGCAACTTGACTAGCCGCCGCAGTTACGCCTTCCGTAAGGTCAAGCACAGTCTGAACATAGTCCATAGCGTTCTGCAGCGTATCAACCGCGTCGCCAAGACTATTGAGAAAGCCCAATTTATCGGGGCGCGGTTCGTCAATGCCTATTAACTCAAGATTGTAGTTGTAAGTCTTAGGCTTAGACTTGTCGCGCTTAATCTTAAAATCCTTGATGAAAACGCGCCAATAGTTACGGCTCGCCGTTCCGGTCGCAATCTGCAGAACGCTCATTTTAGAAAGGTCGTAAAGATAAACCTTCTTTTTGCTTCCGACAGTTCCGGATTTTTTACGGAAAAAGCCTTCCGCGTAAATATTGTCAGCCCAATTCTTGATGATTTTCTGCAGCTCAAATATTTCCTTAGTTCCGGTCAGATATTGCGGCGCTTTCTTATTGCCCTTGTAAATGAGTTTCTTATCCTCATTTACAGTAGTTCCGCTTATAGTGATACGGTACGAATCATTACCGAAATCGTCAAAAACAGAACCGCCGAAGGTCTTAGTTTCCGTAATACGCTGAGAAAACTGAAATTCTTCACTTTCCGGCGGCACAGAAAACGTAAAGCAGTCCTTTACGTCGTTGCCGTCCATAAACTCCAACATATAGGCTTTACGCCATTGAAGCAAACTTATAGAACCCATAATCTACCCCTTACGACATCGCCCCTGTTCCTATACTTCCCGACAGATTGGCCTGTCCCTGTGTCGTTACGACTCCGGCTTTCAGATAAGTCGTAATATATAAAGCCATTTGTTCAGCTAAATACTCGTCGCCGTTCTTTGTCATGCCTGCCATAGCCTTAAAAGTGGCTAAAAAGCCCGCCTGCATAGTTGAAAAAACGCCCTTAAAAGTTCCCTTTGCTGCTCCTGCAGAAGTAAAAGGCGTTCCCGACGGCGGCGTTATAGTTCCCTTTACGCTTGTAGAAACCTCACCCGCGCTAAGCATAGAATCAATTCCCATAGCCAACTGCGTAGCCAGGTATTCATCCCCGCCCGCCGACATAGTAGACATAACCTTGCAGGCAGCATAAACAATGTTCTCGCAGATAGAAGACTGAACGCTTATAGAACCGTTTCCCGACCCCGCAAAAACGCCGCCCGGAACAGTACCCGCGTCAGCAGTCGAAATGCTTCCGATTTCAGCGTGGCCGTCAACTTTCGCGCTCACTTCCTTTGCAAAATACCTGTCGTCGCCGTCAGTCATATTGCGGAAAACAGAGAGAAGTTTGTTTTTAAGTTCGTTTTGATCCAAACTCATTTAAATACCTTCCCCCACTTCGCTTTTAATGCCTGTATCTGCGCTATAAAATCGGGGCTTGCGCTATGACTTGCAGGGCTTCCGACAGTTTTAAGACCTGCCAAATCGTCCAACAAGTCATTTATCATCGCGCCCAACGTTGCGACACTGTTACCAAGTTCAAGAGTGCCTGTCTTAGAACTCTTCAAGGAAATATCGCCTTCCGTTTCGTATGTATGCCCCTCCTTGTCTTTAAGAGTGATTTTCTTGTCAGTTTCAATGTTTACGCCGTTATCCTTATCAACCTTAATTACAGTTCCATGAACAGTGATAGTCGCCTTTTCGTCGCCCTCGCTCTCCTGGTCAATTTCGATTTTGATAGTAGGATCATCATCAGTCTTGTTTTCAATCGTCTTCGTTCCTGTGCGGTAGTCGCTCTTGTAATGCCAATGAGAATTGTCAACGCGCTCGTGAACGTTCGCCGCGTCTTCGCCTTCCTGCTTAAAATCAGCGTGGAGCGCTTCCTGCCTAATAAATCCGGAACATAAAACAAACGCGCTCGAATACTCGCCGTTCGGCATGACGCAGTAAACATAAGTATCAACAGGCGGCAAATGACGCTCTCCTGTAAGATGTTTTCCGTCCTCAACCGTTACCCATTCCATAGAAGCCACGCGCACACCGCTGAACTCAATGCCGAGGTTGTTTCTTACATGAACAGAACAATCTTCCGGGTGAACCTCTGTAACGACACCCCAAAAACCTGTAAGCCTGTCATAAGGCGTAGAGTTGCTATAAGGATTCTTTGCAGGCGCTTTCTGTTTCTTCTGCAGTTCGATGTTCAAACCCATAGATTATTGCTCCTTCACGCTTATACCGCGCTGCATAAGTTCCACAAGCGACGTAAGGTTAGGAATCTCGCCGTTAAACTTGCCGTTTGTATATTTACCACCACGCCCGACACTCAAATTGATTTCTCCGCCGCTTCCGTAGTTCCAGGAATGAGTTATACCCTCGACGTAAAACTCGCCGTTAAGGAACTTCACGACATCGCCAGGCATAAAAGGCTTGTTCTTGTCGTTAGACGAAAGAACATCAGTCATAGAAAGAGTGATAGAACCCGAAAGCATTTCGGGAAGATTCTCATACCATTCTTTCAGCTTGCCGCTTATCTCTTCCATTTTGGATTGCGAATCGTCGTCTTTTTCTCCGTCCTTCAAACCGTAGCCGATAAAATGCGCGATCATCGGCCTGTAGCCGTAAGTTTTGTATTTGTCAGAATCAACAAGAATGTTGTCCTTCTTGTTTTCCATAGTCGAAAGAAGAAGCCCCTTCCGTTCATCAATAGGAGAATTATTCAAGTAAGCGTAAAAGACCGTATAAACCTCGTTATCAGAAAGAGCAAGGCTTAAACCTTTGACAATCTTTGAATCAATCTTATGTACGGTAGGTTTCGGGGCTGCTCCGCCGTTCCATTTGTCAGAATCAAACGGAACTTGCCGGATCATAATTTTCATACCCTTGTCGTCGCAGTATGCGAACTTCTCATAGACAGGAGAAGGAATAACGCCGTCAACGACGCTGAAAAAATCCTGCGTCTGCTGACCGTTGAAAACACACCCCAAAGGATAAAAGAAAGTCGAATCGTCAAACTTGAAAAAACTGTCAATTCCGCCGAGTTCAGAAACAATGTATTCCGCAACCTTCGGCGTTCCGTTTTGAGAAGATATTTTTACAAAGTAATTCCAAATCGTTTTAATTACGTCGCTTACAGAAAGATTCTTCTTTGAAAGCATTTGCAGGGTAAGGTCTTTAGAAAGACTTACGTCGCTTGCAATCTGATTCGTAATCGCCATAGCAGCAGTATCAAGATTGACAAGAAACTGACTTACAAGCCCTGTAATCGCAGTTCCGCTTATAGAAATACGGCGCAAACCGCCTGTATCGTTCGCCTGCGCGACATAATTCTTGCGCTTCACAATTCCGGTAAAAACAGGCTTTCCGTTTTCCACAATCTCAACAATATCCAAAACCTTAATCAAGTCATAAAGCGATACAGTTTCCTTACCCTTCTTTATTTCGGGAAAGAACGTAAGCGAAAAACTACCCGAAATATCATTGATAGAAAGCGTAAAAGTCATAGACTGCAGAACCGAAATAGTTTCCGAAGGCATAAGGATAGTAGTTAAAAGCGACTTCTGAACGTAAGTCTTATTAACCATTTCGTTTACAATGCTCTGAATTGTCGTAGGATCGTAACCTTCCGCCGCAAGTTTCTGTTTACGCGCTTCGCCGACACCGTAAGCGCCTGCAATAACCTTTTTTGCAACTTGTTCGTTTGGATTTTCAATAGGAACGTCTGTTTTTCTTAGGATTGTAATGCTAGGGTGAAGTTTTGAATTATAAACAATCTGCTTTCCGTTCATTTCTTTTCTTACCCCTTGAAACAAAAAAAGGCAGCCGGACACACATATTCTTGTGCAATCCGGCTGCCTTTTCAGTGCAAACCTTTTTACTGCTCGCTTTCACGAACTTTTATCGAGTAAACTTCTTATTTCTTATAATACACCTAAAGCCCCTTACAGTCAATTATTCCGGCCTGTTCAAGCAGAATGTGCTTATCCTCTCCGGTTCAGAAACGCGCTTTTTCCACAAATGAAAATAACAGAAGTAAAATGAAACATATCACCCCTCCAGGCGTACTTCGCCGAAAACACTTAAATATTCAATCTTCGGCGTTTTTAGCCACGAAACATGGTCGAACATCTCCATAAAATCCTCTGTAAGTATAGGTTTCAGCTTGTTTTTTATCAATTTATCTACAACATATCGGGAAACCTTGTCTTTCTTTCCTATTCGTGTTACAGGATTCCAATGAAAAAAGTTTTCTGCATACGGATCATATTCAACGTATATTTCATTCAAAAGGTAATAACGCATTCAAGCCCCCTTTGTGCCAATTATACACCAATTCCGGCAATTTAGCAAAAGATTAAACTATTTAGTTGACTTATTCAACTGATAAGTGTAATATCGAATTGAAAAGGAGAAAATTAACTATGAAAAAGAGATTTATTATTATTTTCTGTCTTCTGTTTTCATTCTCTGCTTTTTGTAAAGACAATCAAAACTTCGATTCCGCAACAATTACATTCATCGAAAATATTTATAATAAAAAAATTGATTGCACCCAGGATAATTTTTATTCAAACGGTTTTGTAAAAAACTATTACGGAGAGTTTATTACAACATGGGAAGGGCTGCGGGTAACTGCAGAAGTAAAAGACGGAAACTTAGTAAGATTTTCCTTTTATTCAAACGATCATAATGTTTTTTTAGCAGGGTGGAAAAAGATTCTTTTTTATGCTCAATCTAAAAATTGCGTTTCTGATGATTTTCAAATTGTAGTTGGTAACGACATACAAACAGTAAAAGGGTACACATTCAATCATGTAGCTTTGACAAATGCGTACCCTTATGAAACTCAATTCTTTTTATCTTATGCTTACTGAATCCTAAAAGTAACTCCGTCAAAGGCATTTGACAAGGCTTCTGTTATAACACGTCTTAGCATTTCTTCATTATCCCCTGTATATGCTTTTGCGAAGTCTTTATGACTACTTACTTTTTCCAAAAGTCTTGCAGTTTCTTTGCTATCACTAATTCCGTCAGCCATAGCCGCCTTTCCGATTTCGCGTGAAATAATATCATCATAGATGTCGTTTCCTTCGCCTTTCGTTCTAAGCAAATAGCTTAAGAAGTCTTTTCCCATACCTACAGTAGGAATACCTTTTATATCAATAGAAGGTAGATTCGCTTGACCGCTTTTCAATTTCTCATAAACGCCTTTATATGAAGAATCATAAGTTGTACTTCCTCTTGCAAGGTTTTCTCTTGTTATTTCTTGATACAAGCCCTGTTTATCTGCAGAAGCGTCTATAGCCGCTTGATTGCCGGATTGTAAAGCCTTTCCTCTGTACTCTTCGGCTAATGATTCAAGTTTTTCCAAGTTTACCCAAAACTTAGACTGTCCGATTTCTTGAACAGACTTATCAAGATTATTTATTGAGTTCATTTTTTTTGTTTCTTCTGATTGATATGCTTTATCTGCCTGCATACCTGCAATCTTATCGGCAATCGCTTTATCGTCCATATTCGGGTTTTCTTGATACATCTTGTCAAGCTCAATAGCGCCCTTATAGTTCAGCCCTGTCATGCTCTTCCAACGCTCAACCCTTGCCACAAGGTTATTGCCTTCAAGGTCATTTATAGTCTTGCCGATACCACGGAACATGGCAGGAGTAAGACCGTTTTCAGCCATAAGCATAGCGTCAAGGTAAGTTCCTGTCTTTCCGAATCCCATTAACTTTGTAAAATCTTCATTTCCCATTGCTCCGGCAATCCTGCGCGCGGTATCAATAGTCATTACTTGATTGATGTCGCCAAGGTTTGTAGCGCCTGCAATGGAATTACTGATAGTGTTTATTTTCTGCGCCGCGTATTTTCCTTCCCAAAGTGGGTTATTGTTTGAAAGCGCGGAGAACATGGCAAAGTTCTTTGCCGCGTCTTCGGTAGACTTCGCATATCCTTTTGAGATTCCGTCTTCAATGACTGTCTGTAAGCCCTGCAAAAACTCCGTTGTCTGCGCTTTGTTAAGACCGCTCGCGTTTCTTGCCTGCGCTAAAAACGTCGTGTCCGTAGCCCTTCCCAATCGACTAGAAAGCCCTAGAACGTCCTGCACAGTTCCCATATCCGCGCCTGTAGCGTTCGCCCACATTGCCGCCATTCTTGTACGGTTCAATGCTTCGTCCTGGCTTAAGCCGAATGAAGTCTGCTGCAGTGCCGCGTTCAAGAAATCGTATGTTGACATTCCTGTATCTTTGGCAAGTCCTGCGGCTCTCTCCCTCAAAGCGTCAGCCTGCGCGGTATGGCTTTCTACCGTTCCGCCGTTCGCATACCTTTTGTTAAATGCGTGAATGTAAGAAAGTGAGTTTTCATAGGCTTTTGCTTCCGCATTGTCCGCAGCTTCATTGCCTGCAATGAGTTTAAGGATTCCGCCCGCACCTGTAGCAAGAGCGCCTATACCGCCTACTACAAGCCCAGGAATGACGCCTACACCTGTAGCGGCCATCATCGCGCCCGCGCTCATAAGAGTGCCGCCCACACCCATAGCCGCGCCGCCTATTTGGTCTTTAGCGTTTACACCTGCGCCCAAATAATCGCCGTTTGCAATGGAAGTTCTGTAGCCGTTATAGATGTTTGCGCCCTGTATAGCGTAGTTCCACGCCTGCGAATACATCTGCGCTTTTCTGTCTTTTACAAGAGCTTCAATGCCTTTGTCTTTGTCGGAAGTTTCAAGCCTTCTAAGCTCGTTCTGCGCCCTCTGCTTCGCCTCTTCCATTTGATTAAGACTTGAAGTCCAATTAAACGTATTTCTTGAATCGCCTTTTTCGTTTGATCTTGCGATTTCGTCGTTTGCCTTTTCAATGTTTCTGTTAAGGTTTTCAATAGTCTGCTTTAATCTCGCTATTTCCTGCGCGGTTTCAGTGCTTCCCGAATACTGCCCCAAGCCCCTGTTACTGCCCGGATTTCCCTGTATCTGTCCGTAGCCGTTGAATCCAGGCATATTTCTTTGAGCTTCGCGGTCAGCCTGCTGCTGCGCTCTGATGTTTGCAAGTGCTTCATTGTTTATACTGTTGGTAACTCCGTCTAGCGCCCTGCTCGCTTCGTTTGCACCCCTTACAAGGCCGCTAGGGTCAAGGTTCATTCTGATTGAAGTTTCTGCCATAACATCTCCTTAAAAAAATGACTGTTCCTTTTGCTTTTACACATCGGGAACAGTCTTTATATTACATTCTGCCCGACTACATAATGTCCTTGTCCGTATAGCCAAGTTCTTTCAATGCGTCGTCAGCGACTTCTTTTTCTTTCTTTTCTTCGCTCTTGATATATCCGGTCAGAACGCTCTCTTCCGTATATGTATTTGCAAACATAAAGAAGAAGTCAAGATAATCGTCGTCAATCTCGTTTAACGGAAGCGGCAACGTCCGAAAATAAACCGTCGTCCACAGAATCCGGAACGTTCTCTGCGACAACAGTTCCGTTATCGGTCTTCTCTTCATTGCGTCCAAACTCGCCCTGCACTTTAAGGCGAAAAGACCATGCCTTAATGTAAACTTCATTGATAAAGTCTACGTCCGGCATATCCCCCCAGGTGAACCCTTCCTTGCTTTTTAATTTGTTAAACCAATCGTCGCCGCTTTCTACAACAACGTCCAAATATGCGACTTTCTGCAGGTCAAAGTTTGCGTTATCGTCAAAGTTCGACGCAGGAACGCCGCCGCGCATAAGTGCCACGCGCCTGTCAATGGCAATCAAATCTTTCTGTTTCGGGAACTTTACGACAAAGTTTCCGCGGCTCGTTTCGATTGTTTCTTTTACTGTTTTACCCCTAAGAAGGGTATAGAAGAGGTCTTCCTGCTTTTCTTCGCTAAGAATTTCCTCTGTCTTTTTTTCGTCGGTAATTTCCATTTTCTCCACCTTAAATAATGAATTATAAAAATAAAACAAGTCCGGGCGTTAAAGTCTTGCCCTTAACGCCCGAACAGAACTTTATACGTTGTCAAAAAGTTCGCTGGTCGGATAGTCCGAACCGTTAAAGAATCCGATAGATTCAAAAGAACAGTTTGCAATCATATAGCCCTTGCCGCTTGAACGCTCTGAATAAGTGTTCACGATAGCCCAGGTTGTAGAAGCAATGACTGCCTTCGCCTTCTTGTCGTAAAGTTCGAGGTACGGAATTTTAGCCGTTTTCTCTTCCTCAACAACAGTGTCGATGTTCGGATTGAGTTCCTTAATGCAGTAAGCGTTGTTGAGCTTAAATCCCTTCGCAGGTACAAAGCCGCTGAACGTAGTGTTCACGCTTACGCCTGTAATGTCGATAGACACCGGAAGGAACTCGCCCAATACTTCGGCTTTCTGCGTCTGAAACTGAGCGCGCATTTCAAAATCCTGTACAAGCCCGATTACCTTCACGCTAGAAGGGTTAGCACCGGCTCGAACGATACAGTTTTTTCCCTGCACAAGGGAATCGCCCTGCAAATTATACTTGTCTGCCATGTCTTACCCCCTTTTATGAAGAAAGTTCATTTGTTGAACTGTAAACCAAGTTTGTAGCAGTAATGAATGTGAAGTTGTTTGGAGCGCGGATATATCTGTCATAAGTCAGATAGCACTTGTCGCCGTCAAACACAACCTTTACATTTTTAACAAGCTCTCCGCCGCCGCTCTTTGTCAGCAAGTCCTGGTTGTACCATTCCTTTGCCTTTTCGGTCAAAGTCTGAATTACAGAACTTTCAGAAGGCTCTTCGTTTGTTCCAATGCGCTTGTTGTAAGCCTTGCGCAGGTCGCGATCCATATACATTACGCTTCTGATCATAGAACGTTCGTTCAGAATCAGAGAATCGCCCTGGTAAGTAGTCATACAACGGATACAAACAAGCTCGCCGTCGTCGTTTTCGCCGAACGGAACAATGCCGCCCGCAATCATCTTGTTCAGCTCGCTTTCCTTGTATTTAGCGTCGAATGAGTTGACTTTAATAGTCTTGTTGGTAAGCGGATTGCTTACGCCGATAGCGCTTTCAATTCCTGCGCATTTGCAGGCAAGAAGCGACGGAGTGATGTCTTCGGCCTTGCCTGTAAGCGGATTGTTTGCGTTTGCTCCTGTGATAACCAAAGAAACAAACTCCGAATTGAAGCCGCGCGCCATTGTAAGGGCGTTGTCAATGGAAACGCCTTTAGCAGTTCCAAGCCAACAGGTACGCTCTTTCTTCTTGCTTACAGTACACATACTTGCGCAGTGGTCTGCGATAAGACTGTAAACGTCAGCGTCAGTAGAAGGTGTTGCAATAATCTGAATGTCATACTTTTCAAGCTCGTCGATAGCGTCAGCCCAATCAGCGATTGTAGAAGTTCCTGCAGTTCCGCCCGAGAAATAAACATATCCGGTGTTGTTATCCGGAATAAGTCTTGAAGTTCCTGCAAGAGTAACCTCGCCGATGTAAGAAACGCTCTTCAAAGCGTCAATCAAAGCCTGCAGATCACTGTTGAAAGTTGCTGCAGTAGTCATAACGGAAACGCCCGAAACATGGTCAAGTTCGCTTGTCTTTGTGTCCGGTGTAGTGTCAATCAGAACCGCGCTATAAACGCCTGTATCATTGATTCTTGCTACAACCTCTTCAAGGGTTTCGCACTCTTCCCAATTAACGGTAAGGCAGTCTGCAGCGACATCGCTTGTAAGGACAAGGCCTGTATTGTTGATAGTACAGGTTGCGCTCTCGCCTTCTCCTGTGTAGAGAATAGAAAAAGATTTCTTTGTGATGTTGTCAATCTCTTTTTCGTCGCCTTTGTTGTTTACAAGAAGTTTCTTTCCTGTAGTTCCGTCTTTCAGCCACATCTTAAGCTGATTTGTGTGTACGCCGTAGTCAGCACTTTTAACATTCAAAACGTCAGTTACGCCGTTTTTGAGAGTGATAGCCGACTGTGTACCTGCATTTATGCGCATACAGAAAACCTGCTGCGGAATGAAGGTATTTGAACCGTTGAAGGCGTGAACCACGCCTTCAAGCAGTGAGCCGCCAACCAATAATTCCTTCGCTTCTGCCTTGTCCGAAACAGAATGAAGTGTTAAAGGTTTGCCGCCGATTGACGTGCCGATGATACAGAGATTTCCGCTAGAAACGCCTGTTCCTGCGCCTACAGTATTACGGCGGGAATAGTTACCCGGTATGTAATGCTGCGACGACTGCCCGGCACTGTTGAATTTAGCTGCTGAAACACCCATATTTCAACCTCCTATTTAACTTTACGATTGAGAATGTTTTCAACAGTCTGTTCCCAATCTGTCTGTGTCATTACCTGCGACGCATATCTGCGTCTAAGTATCGCGCTGATTCCGCTTTTCTGCGGCTCTAACTGCAAGAACCGTTCCAAGCCGATTTTCTTTTCACCGCCCTTTGCTGCGGTGGTAGCAGAATTGTCTTTAGACATAATGATTCAATGCCTCCGTTATTATTTCTTGACTTACTTCTGTAAGTTCAGTATTAAGCACTATCTGTTCAACGCAGTAATTCACGTCAAACGCGATATGCGCCCCGCTTAAAGCCACATCAAAGTCAAAGTTGTAATTGTTGCTTCTATGCCCTACAATTGTGTCGTCAAAAAGCGCGATGTCAAAAAAACTGTATTTTGATTCAAGGATTTTAGAGAGGTTTCCGGTTACATATTCCCGCAACTGTTCGTAAATCTCATTTTTCAACTGAACGTTTTCCGCCCAAATCTCAATGCCGATACTGTCTTTTCTGCGGATTCTCATTGAATAGCCGTAGCAGTAGTCCTGTTTATTGATTGTCGCTTTTATAGCGTCAAGCGTGTTGTCGTCAACTACGGTACAAAGCCCAGGAATCTCTCGCGTTTTCTTAACGCCCTTTTTGTTTATGTATGTTTCAGTTGTTTTTGTAATCTCTTCAAGATCGCTTTCAGTAATGCCGAGCGCGCAGACTTCCTGCTGCGCAAGTTCCGTAAACTCGGTAGGCTTCCTGTCTTCCTGCGTAGTTACTACAACGCATGGAAAAGAATCGGCGGCGTTCAAGCCTTCGTGTAAATACAGTTCTGCAAAAGGGTGTTCGTTTGTAACGGAGATATGAAAGTTTTTATATTTATTGTCTAAATGAAGGGCGTCGAAGTAATCTCTGATAAGCGCAGTAATTGCCTGCTCCAGGATAATTCCGCGATTAAGATAACATAACATCTCTTTGCACTCCAAACGAAATAAAAAAAAGACAGTGTAAACACTTCTTTTCGTGTTTACGCTGCCTTTTGTAAGTGCAAACGCAAATATCCTTAATCTAACCATTTCACCGCGCGGGTAAAATGCCTACTCCCTATAATAAATCCTTCCGCCCTCGTTGTCAATGTATCGCTACAAGCCCAGGTCGCTTTCAAGCCCTGCCTGCAGAATGTCCTCAACCTGCTTTCTTGTAGAACTTTCAACCGCTTCGACAACATGATTGGCAGGAACTGCCTTTCTTTTCCATGCGTCTTCCGGCGATTTTGCGGAAATAACGCGGAAGGTAAAATAAGTGCTTGTCGGATTGCTCTTCATTCTTACCATTCCGTTAGCGTTTCCAAGGTCTTCGTCATTGATTCTGTCGCCCCACTCGTATTCGTGGCGTTCAATTCCCTCTCCCTTCGCGTTCGGCTCAATATGCGTTTCCGTCTTCTGAACCGATTTCTTAAAGTTTCTTGACTGCAGGATTTTATACACTTCAAGCGGAATAGTGTTCGCAATATGCGCCCTTCCGCCGCCTTCCCTGTTCGGTGTTCCCCACTGAAAAGGAATGATCAAGTAAGGAATACCCTTCTTTGAAACTCGGCTTTTATTTCCGTATGGATATGTTTCCTTCATGTCAAAAGCGGGTGTTCCGTTCTGAATCCGCTCCATATAGCGCGAATCCGTTTCAATGCTTACGTCAAAATCGTTAATGCTCCGAATCTTAATTGAACTTGCAAGGCGACTGTTCGGGTTTTTAATGTCAGAAACGCCCGGCAAACTTCCGCCCATAGCCCAATTCTGCCAAGATTTTTGAATCAGCTTTGCAGCCATATTAAAGGCGCGTGAAGTTCCCGGCATAACCTTTGCACCTGCTCCGCCTGAAAGCCCTGCAAGGTTTTCTTTTAATTGAGAAATTAAATCATCATTCAAATCAACGCTAACTCTAATCATTTACGCGCCTATGTTATCAAAATATGACTTCTTCAACTCATTCACGATTGAAGCAAACGACTTTTTGACCGCCGGATTTTCTTTATCTTTTTTATTGACAACGGTGTAATCCTGCGCTATATTATTCTTAGGCGATTGGGTTGTAGACGGTTTCGTCATTGCTTCGTTTGAAGTTCCAGTCGCCTTTTTTATTTCTCCAAAGTTATTAAGTGATAAATAAAAGAATTTGTTGTCTTTTGTTTTAATAATAATTTTTATAGCAGTTTCTTTATTATCAATTTTTGCTTTTCCCATAATAACAAAAGAAGTTTGTCCGTTTTCGTTTGTTGAATAACTTGCCTTAACTCCGCTATTAGAAAGTATATCCTTCACGAAAGGCAAGCATTTAGCACGACTTGTTATCTCATCTAAAGGTCTGTCATTTCCGTTTTTATCTGTGAAAAAGTGTCTATAACTTTGCCCATTAAAACGAATCCTTGCGTTTTTTAACAAAGGGCATTTTATCCACTTTTCTTTATCGTCTGATTCTGAAATCAATTTTGATATGTATTTTTTTGCTGAATCATAGATATTATTGACATCAATAAGTTGTATATCTTCCGCTTTTGCAAGGTTTGCGTTACCTGCGATGTCTCTCAAAACATCTTTTGAGAATACTCCTTTATTAAAGCCAAAAGAACTATAAACTTTTTCTTTATATGTATCTGTATTCTCTTTCTGAATATTCTGTTTCGTTCTTGAATTGTTCGGTGTTTCAAGTCTGTCATTCTTTGCGCCTGCAAACTCTGAAAGTTTCTGCACAATAGGAAGCGGTCTTCCCAAATTATCGCAGAAACGCTCCTTGTTTGCTAAAATAAGATTAAGAAGCTCCTGCGAATTGGTACAAGCGTCTATCTTTTTCTTTAAGGCAGCAACGGCAAGTTTCGCTCCGCGCGTTTCTTCGTCATAAACCCGCGTCCATTCTTTATTAGGCATTTTCTTGTATTTCTTGCCGTTCCAGGTACGAATCTCTCCGATTTCTCCAACCCTTCCGCCCTTCTCCATAAAGCGGAAAGGAGCAGTAAGGCTCTTGAAAATCTCGTTTACTTGAAAAGCCTTGTTAATGCTCTGAAAGTTCTCTTCCTCTTCGCGTTCCTTCTCTTCAAGAATGGCAATAAGACGCTTCTTAAACTCCAAAAGTTTAGCGTCTGCAGCGGATTTTCTGAACTCTTCCACAAAGGATTTTTTGAAATAAACCGTTTTATTGCTTATAGAATATAATTCCTTAATCATTTCCTGTTTACCCCTCTAGCTTCTCCGTAGGTGTCGTAAAGTTTAATAATAGCCTTTTTCGGCATACGCTGATTTTCGCTAGTCCTTATCTGCGGAATAGACTTAACGACCTTATACGTCGGGTAAACTCTATAGGTAAGCGAATAGCCTTCTCCGTCTTCCGGGCAATCATCGCAGAGCCATTTAAGATAGTTAGCCCCGCAAAGAATGAAGTCTTCGCCGTTTATATATTCTCTGTCCTTTCCTACGCAGCTTACAATTTCGCCCACAAAATAAGCCGGAATAACATCGTATTCAGCTTCTTTTTTCGCAATTACATTCTTCTGCGTGTAAGTTCCGCTCAAAACAGTTATAACGTCGTCCACCGCAACGTCATAAGCGTATGGGAACGTCAGAACCGCGTCGCCGTTGTTGTCCTGCATAACCTGCGCGTCGCTCTTTGAAAGATTCTGATTAAGAATCACAAAAACAAACGGCGGAATATAGTCAACCCTGTCAACGTAAAGAACTGCAGGCGGATTTATTACAACCTCTTCGCCTTCGTCGCCTTCCTGTATAATCGGCTTTACAAAAATGCAGTCCTGCCGGATTTCTCCCGCTTCGTAAACATTGCCGTCGCCGTCCTTTATTGTTCCAATGCTTTCAATGTCGCCCGGTACAGTATGATAAAGCCCTTCCGTTTTCATTCGTGAGCTTCTAAGCCCTTCAACGCGGTAATATCCGCTTCCTGTACTGTTTGCGATTGTATTTTCAACAGTCTGCACGATTTTAGAAGTCATTACGGCGGTTACATAAACGCCCTTAACAGGAAGGTTTGCAGTATTAAGCATTACAAAAGAACCGACCTTTGAAGCGTTTTCGTAAACCCTGCCGGAATTGTCGTAGCATTTCACAAGCGGGCAGTCAATAAACTGCGCGTCAAGTTCAATCATACCCGAAGAATCGCGGATCATTACAGTCTGCGATACAGTCGCCTTTTCCTGGTATGAATAGACAACGCCAAGGCCGCCGCATTTTTTGCAGTGAATGTCCGGCTGCATTGAGTTAGGCTTTACGCAGGCGCATTTCTGCGCAACGCGCCACCTTACCCACTGCCCATGTCGTTCTATAAGTGCTTCGTAATTTTCCTTTCCAAGTTCAAGCTGAACCGGAGAGTTCCTTCCAAGCCCCTGTCCCATTGCTTACCTCTCTATAACTTGTCGCAACTCGTCTTTTTGTGTCCGTAACTTGTCCTAATTTGTCCGGGCGTTTTCCGTTCCTGCCCGAACATCAGGAGAATTAAACAGTAACAAGCGCAACATCGCCGTTTGAATCAATCTGCAAAGTTTTTCCGTCGTCTGAATCTGTAGCTGCCAATACTGCGGCAAGTTTTGATTCAATCTTTTCAAGTCTTGCGAGAACTGCCTCGTTTGCTGCGTCGATTTCCTTTCCATAAGGACAACCGCGTTTTGTTTTATCAAGTGCCATATGAACACCCCCTAAAAGATTTATATAAACAGAAAATAATCTGCCTATGCTCTTATTTCGCCGCCGGATTCATACTCAATGCGCTGCTTCAATACATCAAGGTATGTTTCCATAGCTTCAACCTGTTTTGAGAGAAGTTCAAAGCCTGTATCAGTCATGTCAAAAGGGCGTTTTTCAAGTGCAGCTTTAGCCTTCTTGATTCTTCCTTCAAGGTCTTCTTTTTCTCTTACCATGCGTTCTACATACTGTTTCATTTTTTTTACTCCTTTATATTTTTATAAAGCGATTCATCGCCATAAATGCAGTGATATTTTCCAGGATTGAACAATCCCTTGAATGAGAACTTTCCGAGCCGGATAACCTTTATATTCCAATATCCAGGCAACGGCGGCATATAAGTAACAATGTCGCACCAATGCGCATACTGCGTAACCTTTCCGAAGAAAAGACGAGCAATCAGTTTCGTAAATAAAAATACAAGCGGTTTAGGCGCTCCGAAAGTTATCAAATCGGGCTTTCTTCCCGACTGAAAAAAGATTTCAATTCCTGCCAAAACAGAACCCGCGCCGCCGTATGAATGGCCGCAGCATACTACCTTGTAATCGGGGAACGTATTCATAGCCATTAAAACGGCGTTCATAAACAAGCCTTTGCAGGAATTAAAGGTTGTCTGCCAACCAAGACAGGCAAAATATACATACCACTGCCGAACCTGCGGAATCATGAAGAAAAGAAAGTTTACGATCCAATCAAGAATTGAAGTTGAAAATTGAGAAAAAACATAAATAGTCTTTTCGTCGTTTACAACCTTTACGCGCCAATCGTAATCAAATGTATTTGTTTTATAATCAAGGTCTTTCTGATAGTTATAAAGTTCCCAAGGTTTCATTTTTTTTACCTCATAAACAAAAAAAATAAAAAAAGACTATCACGCCGGAGAATAAGGAGAAAACAAACTCCGGCGCAATAGCCTAAAAAGAGTGCTTAGCTCTTTTTTCCGACACGCTCTGTAATGAAAGCGATAAACAGAGCAATTCCTGCAACAATCTTTGCAATCATTGCAACGCCGTCGCCGATTTCTGCAGTAGTAGCGCCGCCAATGAGAAGAGCGACTACGTCAAGCGCAAAAATCACCCAGGCAACAACTTTAGTTACCTTGCTTGAAAAAAATGCCTTGATTTTTTCCCACATATATTCCCCCTTATTATCCAAAGGATAATATCTGCATAAATTAAATTGCGCCTATTGCCATATTTGCGAACTTGTTTTTATTCTGTTTGATGTAGTCCGCAATTTCGTCTTGATATACCTTAATGCGCGCTCCAAAATAAGCCGATGTAGCCGACTGTGTAGAGCTGAACGATTCCGAAAGACCGTCCATAGAAAGCGAACTTGAAGAGAAACCCGACATCAAGCCGTCGCCGATGATGTTCAGAAGGCTTACTGCTGCCTGCTTCGCAATTATTTCGCGCAAATCCTGCGGAATGTCGTCCGAAGTTTCGTAACCTGCGTCGTAATCAATCGAATAAAACAACTGCGCTTGCAGCGTTTGATTTCCGTACATTCCTATAGCAGTCTGTATTCCGCTTGATGTTTCCGTCGGTTTCAACGGTCTTTCCATGAGTTTTAGAACGCCTTTTGTCTTGTCAACGATTGTAGTAGCGGTCAAATCCCTGCAGCCGCTGAACCTGGAAAGAAGTTCCAATTTATGAAGTTTCGCTATAGGTCTTCTTCGTGTCTTGATAAGTCCATAGCGCGATATTCGAGAGTATTTGAAGTCGTAAACAGCTTCGTCTATGTCGTAATCAGTTCCTTTAACGAGGTTTCTTTCCACCGCGTTATATCTGATTTTCTTTTTCTTGATAGTAATATCCAACTGTCGCTCCAATTCTGCGACCGCTGAATCAATGAAATACTGAATCTGTTCGTCTGTATAAGATTCTCCGTTTGTAGCCTTAAAGTCAGTTCCCCAAAGATAAGTAAATCTCAAATCATCGGGAGTAACTACAGTTCCCCAAGTTCCAGGAGCAGGAGAATAATTTCCGAAAGTATAGCCGATAGTCTTATCGCCGCCGTTTCTTACCCAATTTGAATAAACATAATCACTGTCGGCGGGATTTTCCTTTTCAAAATCTACATATCGGTATGAATAAAGAGTGTTTGAAACAAGGCCGGAAGTATCGAGAATATCTCCCGACACTCCGACCGCAGGATTGCTTTCGTCGGGAACGCAGAAGCCGCTTGCCGTCCAAGTCAAATAAGAATCCTCACCGTTCGCCTTTCTTTCAAGACGAAACAAAGGGTGAGAAAAATCGCTTATTGTTACGACTATTTTATTGTTTACGGAAATTGCGGCGATCATACGTTCCTTCTGAAATTATTTTTCTTCGGTGAAAGAGAATCCCGGCACTTTCTGAAAATGCAGGGCGTCTTCTAATGCGGCTACGGCAAAACCTTTGTCGTCAAAAGTAACAATTTTACCTGTAGAACCAATAACCGATTTACCCGCTCTTCCGCGCGACCAAACGTTTACAGTTCCGTCTGAATTGACCTTGAACGGAAGTCCGCTCTTAGTTTCAGTCTTTGCTTCTGCGACTGTTTCAGCCTTTTCGGTAGCCGCCGTTGTAGCGGTTGTTCCCTTTTCCACTGTTGCAGTTTCAGTCTTTGCTTCTGCGACTGTTTCAGCCTTTTCGGTAGCCGCCGTTGTAGCGGCAGCTACCTTAGCCTTTTCTGCAACATCAGTTTTCTTTGTCTTTGATGTTGTGTTAGCCATTAGTACAATCCACCCGAATAAGAAATGTTCTTAACAAGACCGCACTGTTTTGCAGCGCGAACTTCCAATCCACCGTACATCATTACGAGGAACGGTGTTTCTGCACTGTTAACCGCAGCGAGCGGGAATGTGCAAACAGGGAGCAACTGTGCAAATGTATATACAGGCTGAAAACGTTTCTTCGGAAGGAAGAGCATAGAAGCAGTTCCAGGAAGTTCTGTGTTCAAGTCTGCATAAGTAGTTGTTGCATTTCCACTGTCAGCTACCTTATCCATTTCCATTACAACAGTTTCGTCTTTCTTTGAACGACAGATAATGTAACCTGTTGCTCTTACACCCGAACCAGGAGTGATTGTAAGTGTTACCTTATCGCCTTTTGCAACTGTTACGGCTGCAGCAATAGAAGTTCCGGCAGAAATACCGTACTGATTTACTGCGTGAACAGTGTACATATAGTCGCCTGCGTCGCCCGAATCAAACTTTGAGTTTGCGTCAGCAGAAGCGGCAGCAGTAACGCTTGTAGGAGCTGCAGGGCGGCGAGTAGAATCACCTTCTGCAACAACTTCGCCTTTTACTTCGTAGAAAAGGTCGTCGCCTGCTTCTTCACCGCTCAAAGCGATGTTTGCGCCGACTGCAGTTCCGTAGTCCGGAATTGTCTTGAAAGAAAGGTTCGGCAAAGCCTGGTTCATAATGTAGCGCTGCTTGCTTTCAAAGAGTTCCTTAATGTCTTTTGCAAGAACAGTAGGGAAAAGAGCCTTGTCGATGAATCCGCCGTTCTTACGAACTTTAGCGGCAATTTCGTCAAAGATTTTCTCACCGTAGCTACCGATAGTAGCACCCTTAAGGTCGATGATGTTCTGATCAGCGGCGTTTGCCTTCTTGATAGAAGCGATGAATCCGTCGAACTCTGTAGGAACGATAGAAGAATCACCATGGAAACACTGATATTCAGCGCCCTTGATGATTGTTTCAACGCCGGAAAGTTTTTCGCTTGCGAGAGCGCCTTCAAAAGTTTCTGCGGCTTCCATCTGTTTTGTAACAGAGCGGCGTGTCTGCAGATACTTCATAGCGAAAGGCTTTCTTTCAAGCTGCTGATCTGTATCAACCGAAGCACCGCCTTCTGCTACAGAAAGGTGGCGGTACTCACCATGACTTGTACGCAGGTTTACTTCGTGAACTGTTGAACGAACAGGTGTTTTTTTAACACTGTTCATAACCTTACAGTCCTCTTTCAACTGCGCAACCACATTCAATGTTTCTGATTCGAGATTTTCGGGAATCAGCGCACGTCCCCCGGTAAAGTTAGCGGAATCTGTTCCGTATCCGGCAGAAAGTGCCTTCTGCAATTCGTTTACTTCCTGTGCGTCCATTGAGCCGGAAGAAACCTGGTCAAAAAAGCCTGCCATATTAGTTAGCCCCCTGTGTTGCAAGTTCCCTCTGCAGGAACTCATAATATTTTGGATTCATAGGTCTTCCGGTTGTCATGCACTTTTGGAAGTCGCTAGAAATCATGCTCGACTTGATCATGTCGATTTTTCCTTCCTTAACTGCGTTCTGAAGAACAACCTGCACTTTGTACAGATCGTCTTCTGTAGGTCTGCTATTTACAGGAAGGGATTTGTTTACTACTGCAGGATTTCCATTTGCGCCCATGCTTTTGTTGAAAACTGTGCGAGGTGGAATCTGCTGATTGCCGATTGCTGAAAGCATTTGTGCAATCCCAACTACTGCCTGTCCGAGGTCGTCAAGGCGTTCATTTGTGTCTGCGATCGACTTGCTCATGGCAGAAAGGTTGCTATCAAGTGCCTTAAGCACTGCTTCGCCCTCTACCAAATCATCATCGTCGCCGTCGTCGTTTTCGCCGTTTCCGTCGTCGTCGCCGTTGTTGTCGTCGTCGCCGTTTTCTGCTCCCTCTCCGTCGCCGTCATCGTTAAGGTTAACGTTGTCGTCATCGTTAGAGTTTTCAGCGCCGTTTTCAGCACCTTCGCCCTTGTTGATGTCGTCGTCATTATCCTTTGGATTGCCGCCTGTGAGAGATTTCAGAAGGTCAGAAACCGCGTTGGAAAATGATTTTTTCATCATTTCGCCCCCTTGCTTTATAATTTCCGAGGTAATCTCCCCGGCTTTTTCTTTGCTGATACCAAGTGAAATAAGGAACTCAATAGCGTCGTTTTCACCATGTACGCGGTGGCGTTTGAGCATATCAACGAGCTTTTCTATTGCTTCCTCTTCATTTGTGTTGGATTTTGTCGTAGTGTTTGAAACGTCAATAGTTTTAGTGTTTGTGTCTTCCGGAATAAGCGCCTGTCCGCCTGTCTTTGCCGCAGAATCGGTACTGTAACCCGCGCAGAGTGATTTCTTTACTTCAAGCGGAAGATAATCAACAAACTCTGCAGCCGTCATTGACTTCGCAAAAACGGCGTTTCCTACAGTGTTGTTTACAGGGCTTGTAGTAAGCGCAAGATCATTCCAAAGAACATGAGTAATTTTCTCAACTCCGGTCTTTACGTTCTTTACGATCTGCGGGAAGATTCCGCCCACGCTTGCTCTTACGCGAGTTGAACCCGCCTTAAGCATTTTGATTATTTCCTGGGCTTTTTCGTTTGTGGCGTAGAGCTTGCCTTTAACAATAGTTTTCTTTGTGGCTTCGTCGAAAGTAACGTCAATAGGCTCTCCAATAACCATTGAAGGGTCTGAAATTACATTTCCTTTTTCATCGCGTCTTTTGTGAAGGTGGTCGAAAGAAATAACGCCGCCCTTAAGGAACTCGTCTTTAGATTCCATGAGCGCGTTCTGTAAAACAATTTGATTTTGTAAATCAAGATTCTCGTTGCTTGCTTCAACCTCAAAGATATAGTTACCAAAAGCGTCGGTTTTACCTGCCGACTTGCGTATCTCCAAATTGAGATAAACATCATTGAACTTGTCTGAATCGGTCATTTTGCACCCCGAAATTGAATAAAAAAAAGACAGTCCACAAAAAGTTCAGTACAAGGTGTACCGTCTTTTCGCGACTGCCTTTCTAAGTGCAAATCACTGATTCGTATTTAAGAAGTTTTCTGCTTAAAAACTCGTATTTACTCCCATTCTAAAATCAATGGCATTATTTGTCAAGTTTCCGGCTCGTCAAACACGCAGTTTATGTCATGCTCAAATTCCTTGAAATAAAACCACGCAACTCTACAGTTGCAGCACCAGGAATTGTCTATCTCTGTATATCTAAGCGCTTCCGCAACCTGCCTGTAATACCACTCAATATCTTTCTTTCCGGCATTAAACCTCTTCCAAAGTTCTTCGCCTATACTCTCTTTGTCGCGGAACATAGAACGAATGTTAGATAACTTGTCGGCAAAACATACAATGCGCACTTCTTTCGGGGCTTCTGCCAAACTGTCTATGGTGTGCTGCTTGCGTTCTTTCCAGGTCTTAGACTTGTCTTCGCTTTCATGCTGAACAATGTTCAGAACATCAGCCCCGAAAAGCTCTTTAATTTCCTTCGGTGTGGCCGTCGTATCTTCCAAAGTGTCGTGAAGGATTCCGGCAATTACAACATCTGCAGGACAACCCATAGAAGAAAGTATCTGCATTACTTCCATAGGGTGAACGATGTAAGGAATATCCGTACCCTTGCGCTTCTGCCCTTCGTGCTTTTCCGTCGCGTAAATAATTGCCTTCTGTACCTTCTGCCAATCCATAAACGCCTGCATAGACGATTTATCATCGTTCATAATTCCCCCCCCCCTTAAAAAGTTTTCAGCCTTTTCAATCCATTTATCACATAGGTTTCCGGTTACCTTGCAATCTTCACAAGTGCCTTCACATTCTAGCAAATTTTTAATAATTTCCTCTGCCTTGGTGAGTTGTTCCATAGTTCTAGTTTCAATTTCATCTGAAAGACTTATTATAGTTTTTGAACTTGCCACTAGATTATTATTCTTTTCTTTCAGTTCTGCATTTTCCTTACAGATAATCTCAAATCCCTGTTGCAGTATCGGGTCTTTAAGTGCAAGGCTTATTCTGTTTTTCATTTCGTCTTTCAGTTCTTCTTTTATCTCCTTGTCTAAGATAACTGCCACAGGTTTATTCTTATAACTTCCGTCTATTTTACTTCTGATTATTCTTTCAGCCCTTTCTTCACCTTTTTCTTTATAGGCTTCTGCTATAAACTCTGCATAAGCCTTGAACTTATGTTCATCTTTTTCATAGTGGGCTTTAATCAAATTTCCTATCGTAACCGCTCCAATCTCTTTCATTACATCAGCTCCTTTGTTTCCCATACTTCATACGGATAAAACCTGTAAAATCCGCTGCGGCATTTCTTACATAAGGTATCTTTATCTTGATAGCCGTAGAAAGAAATATGACCGCATTTTTCACATTTTACAGTTCCTTTATATGCAATCCATTTCATTTTTACTCCATTTCTTCTCGCTTATCGCGGTTTAAAAGGCTTTTTCTGTATTTGTCCGAAGCATGACACCAAATACGCTCACCGTCTTCATACTCTGCTACAATACCTATATCTAATACTTCATCAGAGAACATTGCGTGTTTTGGAACTGTCAGAGTTGCATATCCTATAATTCTCATTTTATGCTCATTCAGCGTGGAAGCCATTTCGGTTAAATTGGAAGCATAAAGCCAGGAGTTCCACATTTCATGATAACCGTCTACTTGACCTAAATCATGATTCAAGGCTTCTCTTATCTCCTGCACTACTGCTTTATACTTTTCTCTTAATTCCTTATCAGTCAATTTGACAGAAAACATATAGTCAGAAGCATTTGTTAAAGATTCTCCCCAATTAAAAAACACCTTATTCTTTTTAATGGAAACTATTTTTTGAGAAGCAAAGGTTGTTGTACTCCCCTTTTTATATCCTTTGATTTCCATATCTTCCCTTAATTCTGAAAATGAAATATATTTTGTTTCTGTCATAAAAACCCCTTCTCTATGATTTTCTTGCAAATCCGCAGTCAATAACCGAATCTAATTCAGCGCTTCCAACCGGAGAAACAATGCTTATTTCTTCCGCGCCGTCTGTGATTTTCACCTTGTCGCCGTCGTTCACGATCTTTAAGTCGTTTGCCCAAAGAACATCGTTCAGCCTTTCAAGTTTAGTCAAAAATTCTTTCGTCATAAAATACCTACCTCTGCTCTTCGTCGGGTGTTACAGTCTGCCCTGCATGGCAATATCCTAAGAACTGCCAAACTTCCGGCTCTTTATTCACTTTCAAAAGCGTTAAGTAAGTCTGCTTTCCGTTTACAAAAGAGTGCGGCTCTCCGCATTGAAAATAACCGCATGAGAAGGTCAGCGGCGGAACGCAGTTTATTAAATCCCACGCAATCCCTTCGTCAAAGTAATCTCCAGGCTTGAAGTCGTTTTCAATGCTTGTCTTCCAATCTTCAAGCTGCATAACCTCGATTTTCTTTCCGTCAAGTTCTACCTTAATCATACCGTACCCCCGGCCTTTTCAAGATTTCTAAGGTATGTATAAACCTTGTTTCCGTTTCCAAGTTCAAGCTACACTTTTGCATTTGTATGCCGGGATAACACCCGGCTGCCGTTTTATTCCTCTTCGACCTCAATTTCTTTTTCCAATTTCTTGTACTTCCTAAAGCAGGTCAAACCAACACTATACCACCCCATGTCGTTAGGCAGCTTGTAATCGTCTACATCTGATGTCGTAAAGTATTCTCCGCCGCCAAACATTCTGATATTTTCACATTTTGAACCTTCTTTAATCGGGCGACCGCAAATTGCACATGGTTCTTCATCGTAGCCACAACGATCTTCGTTTTTATATTTTTTTTCAAGATCAACTAACTCGTCATATCTAACTGCTTTTACTTTCATAGTGTACGCTCCTTGCAAGGTCATTTTTCCCTTACACTTTCAGATTAAACTATTTAGTTTAATCTGTCAATAAAAATTAAACTTTTTCGTTTAATTATTAAACTTTTTAGTTGTCTTTTTACACTTTTTGCTTTAATATCATAACTTATGGAATTGGATATAAACGAAATAATAAGGCTTCTATGCGTAAAACGTAAAATAACAGTCGCCGAACTGTCGGTAAAACTAGGAAAGTCAAAGCAGAACCTTTTCAACAAACTTTATCGCGGCGATATGAAGTTGTCAGAGCTTCGCAGGATTGCGGATATGTTGGAAATAGATTTAGACATAACCTTTACAGATCGCCTTACCGGAGAATCTATAGTAAAAGCGGAGTGCAAATAACTAAATGAAAAGTCAAAAGATGTTGAAGATACCACCGCAGGTATGGCAGATAAGATCGCGTGAAAAAACTCTTTTTTCTCAAGATGTTGTAAAACTTCTGCACCCAGGATTTGAGCCGTATGTTTGCGCAGAGTGCGGAAAAGAATTGCTATTGCCATTGCGCGAACTGCAGAAAACTTGTCTTTTATCAGAAGCCGACTTGAAAAATAGAAAGTTCAAAGGCTTATGCCCGGAATGTACGAGGAAATGGCTAGATCAAGAGCAGGCAGCAAAAGAGCGCGGCAAAAACATAAGTTTTTCTGTTATGGACGATTTCTGCATTAAAGATATGTAAGGAGTATTTTACATGACGGACAATCTGTTTATATATCAATACCTAACGCCTGGAATAAAGACTTTATCACAACCTGTCTGTCCTCTTCCCGAAGCTCCAAAGGTCGCAGTGCGTTCACCTGCGCTACTTGCAGGCGGTAATTGGAATGACGGTATATCCTGCGGATTTCGGAACAAGGATTTAATAAGCCGCGATGATATGGCCTTTATTATGCCGGAAGAAAATCTCGCCGAAAGAATGTTAGAAAGAAAGATTGAACGCAGGATCACAAAAGAACTTGAAAAAATCCGCGAAGACTTTTTGCGTGAAAATGGAATTACGGAAGACGATTTCAAGAAGAACGCAGAATTGAAAAGATACAATCTTGAAATAAACGGCGACCTGTTCTTTTGCTATGATTTTATTTACAAGGGTGAACTATTCCACAGGCTTAAAATATCTCAACTAAATATTCTTGAAAACGGCGCGAAATTGGATTTTATTTCAGAAAGCATAAAAAGGGGCGTAGCGTGTATAAAGAATTAGTATTTGGCACTTATGAAAAGGCCGTAAAAGAAGATTCCATAAGCATTAAGAAAACCTACAAATACGAAAATAAAGCCGTTGTTGTAAAGGCAAGAGATAGCAGCGTTTATGTCGATTGGTACATTGATGAAAGAAGGTTAAAGACCGCTTATTTTCCTGCAGAAGTTTGTGACAAGATAAATCAAATGTTGTCTGATGTAGTATCGTCTTCCTGTCTTGTAGGTTTAGAGCTTGTAGATAAAATTGCGTATGAATTATCAAAATACTTGCCCGATATGTCAGAACAACGTTACCCCATATAAAAACACGTCTACATTACCGTAGAGAACAAAAGCCTAAAAACGCCAAAATAAGACCTTTTTTAATTAAAATGGGAAAAGTATCGACCAACGCCCTAAACCCCTCTCAAAATCAATCCTAGAGCGGTTTTAGGGCATTTTTTTAGCCTTACTTCTCAAATAAGATTTATTTACTTTTTATTATCGCGGTCAAGAAGTTCAAAATCTTTTTTAATTGCTTCTTCAAGATTCTTTTGAAGAAACTGCCTGCAGATTGTGCCTTCCGGGTCTTGATTTGCGTCAATGTTCGGATCAAACGGACATTCCCAATTCATAGCCTTGCATAGGTCGCAGGTTAAAGTATTGCGGTATGCAACGTCAATCAAAAAGTTTAATGCTTTACATTCTTTCATAAAATCACCTCACTAAGCCGATTTTCGCATGATGATTTTGAATTGTCATTAAACTCGTAGTTTAAAAAATCAGTCGTTACACCGCGCCCGCTCTTCTGAATAGCCGTCTTCCGCTTTTTCGATTGATTCAATGTTATCGTCAAGATATTTCAAAGCGTCTTCTAAAGATGTAGATTCCAGGCAGAACTCAAACGCGGTATGATAACCGAAAAGCCTTACCCTTATCCAATCTTTACCGCTCCTGCAGAAATACTCCGCTTCCGCGTTTCTTCCCTGCGCCGTCTTACATTCAATGTGTTTCATACAATCGTTATCGGCACAGGAAAGTAAAATAATAACCGCCGTTATTTTAGGAAAACGCCGGAAAGTAAAATTAAGGAAAATTTCCGCTAATTTCCTTTAATTTCCCCAAATATGTTAAATAATTCAAGATTTTTATACATGAGTAAATAAATGTGTTAAATAAAACCGGATTTTTTAACATGAAAATAAAAAAAGCCGTAGACAGGCTACGGCTATGACTATCCAGGAAAGGATAGCGGTGTACTATTTTAATTCGGGTTTTAGTCCCAGGCGTAATTCTTCGATTCTTCTTCGGTAATTCCGCCCCACATAATATCTACAGTTCCTTTGTCAGCGGGTACAAGTCCTTTTGACTTTGAAACGTAAAACTCATTGCCCTGCTCGTCAACTGCAAAGGCTTTGTCAAAATCGCTTAAATAGTATTTCATAACATACCCCCTACGTCTTAAAGTCTATCACACCTATTTGATATATTCAATCAGATGTTCAAAATGCTTTATAGTCGCGTCATTGAGTGCGCCCTCTGCCTTTGCCCGCTGATAAAGCGGAATTGCGTTCTTTACGTTGTTGCGGATAGCAGCCGCAAAAGGTTCATGCTTGTATTCATCGCTGAAAATATTAGGGTTTCCGTCCTTGCCCTTCGGTATATTGTCGGTCGGGAAGTTGCCCTCTCTTGAATACCTGTTTGAAAGTCCGTAAAGCTCTGTCTGCGCGTTTGCCATAAGGTCGGCAAGTTTCGCGTACTTCGGATTGCTTTCAATGCTTCTGTAAACCTCATAAAGCGCGTGGCCGTAGCGTTCTTTTGCTACCATGTTTGCGGTAGTGTTTACCTGCAATTCGACGATTACACCGTTTGAAAGTTTGATGTTTGCGTTAATGTCAGAATAACCGACTTTTGAAGGTTTTCCGAAATTGTTTTTAATTCTCGCAACTTCCTTCATTCCGTCAAGATGTCTAAGAACATTCGCAACGTCTTCAACACTGTTCAAACAAATTGTGTGGCCGTCGCAATCGCGGATAGTCCGGCAGTGGTATGTATCGCTTTTTGCGTCATATCCCTGCGGTTCATACTTTGTACCGATTTTCAAGCAACCTTCTTTTATTGCTTTTTCGTCCTCGCGCAGCTTTTCTTTAATGCGGTCAACGCTTTTCAAAGTCTGTCGCTTCATGACGATAGGATTCAGCGCGCCGAACTTCCTGCAGATTCCGTCAGTAATACTGCTGAACTCACCGCGGACAGATTCAACGGTCTTCAAAAGACCTTCTACACTGTCGCAGGATTTAGGCTGCATACCGTCAGTTCCGCGCCAACCCGATTTTACACTGTTTGCGTCCATAAGACCGCGAATAGCGTCCGCAGGGTTTACCATTTTTGTAACCTGCTTTACGTTTTCGTGTCTTACGTTAAATAACTGTCCTTTTGCGCTTCCTGTTCCGATAGCTCGAACGCCGTTTGCGTCAACGGCGGCGATCTTTCCTGTTAAATCCCTTCCGCCATGATTGAAAATAACATGATCCCCGACTGTATGGGCGTAAGACTTTTGATTTTTGTTTTCTTCCCCTGCCTGCTGCCCTTTGCCGTTGTTTACAGGCTTCTTTTCATCGCCTTTTACCCAAACTTTACGCTGATGTCCGTTTTTATCGGTGATAACTTTCTGATGTAACTTCGACAAATCTTTCTTTCCGAAAGACTTTTCAAGTTCTTTATACATCGACTTTGTGAACATTACTTTTACGCCCATACCTTTACCCTCGCTTTACGCTAATTTATTGAGTGCGCCTGTAACAATTTCACTTGTTCCCCGCGCCTTCATTATCTTTGAAAGAATCTCCGTTACGGATTTCTTTATTTCCAAGAAACGCTCCATAAGGCTTTGTTTTGATTCAACGCCGCCCAGGAATATATCCATTTCGCCGTTTGCGCTTGCCTGCAGTCCTGCTCCCATATCCTTCATACGCTGCGCAAATGCTTTTTCGCCTTCATCATGCACAAGTTTCGCAAGTTTGCTTGTTATTTCGTCCGGCTTTGTTTCTCCGAAAAGCGTTCCCTGCGCCAAATAATCGTCTACGGTCTTGTAGGTGTCGTGATTCTTTGCAACGTTTACGGCAATATCCACTGCGTCGTTCAATTCCTTGTTGAAAGAATATTCCTTGCCGTTTCCCTTGTTTTCGATAAGCGGCAGGATTGCCCTTACAAGTTTCTGTCTGATTCTTTTTCCGCCCGCGCCGTCAAGTTTTCGGATATTACCCTCATTCAGAACACTTCCAACAAGAACGGTTTCAACAAAGTCTTTTCCGGTATCGTTCAATGTTCCGTCTGATTTCAAATACTGCGCTTTTTCGTTGTCGCCGATAATGCCCGCTTCAATAAGTTTTCCGACGAACATCTGACAACCTTTCGGGTCTTGATATAAGTCGCTCATTGTGTCGTATGCCGTCAATTCCTGCGCAATAGACTGAATCTTGCTTTCATTCAGCGTTTTTGTAAGTTTTACCGCCTTTTCAACGTTGCTCATTGTCTTCTTTGTGTTGCGGTTGAACTTTGCGAACTCTTCCGTAGTGTATTTTCCTTCGTGTTCGTTATCGACTTCAAGAACCAGGCGCGGATTCTTGAATCCTTCCAGGTCTTTTTCTTCAAATCCGTATTCGTCCGCCATATCCTTTAAGTCTGCAAGATATGCGGTGTCTGTCTTGTTTCTTGCGGCAAGTTTACTGCTCATAGTGCGGTTATTTCCGCTTACTACAATGCCGTCTTTTGTAACGATAGGCGGCGATTCAAGCGCAAGGGAATTGAAGTTTGCAGCAATTTTTCTTACGCTTTCCTGCGCGTCAGCGTCATTCTGATAATCGCGGTCATTTACGCTTCTTCCGTCTTCCGTAGTCGGGAAGCCTTTTGAAGGCGCGAAAGTTGTTTCGTCGTGGCTTGCGGTCGGCGCTTCTGCTTCCACAAGTTTATAATGACACTTGATTTTAGAGCCGTCGGGGAGTGTTACAGTTTTCTTGTTTCCCTCTACGCTCTTTGATGATTCGTATTTCTTGCGTATGTCTTTAATGGTGATTGAATTGTCGGGCTTGAATCCTTTGTCTTCAAGTTCAGCCATTTGCCGGATTTTCTCTTCAAACTCGCTCTTTGAATCCGCTATCTGCTCTCTCTGCTTCTGTACGTCCTTTCCGTTTGCGCGGTTAAGAATAAGATCGTGGCAGGCGTCAAAATCCATATCAAGGTCTTCGTATGAAACGCCGTATTCCTCATAAACCTTGTCAAAAAGCGGATTCGTACCGCCGATGTTAAGGGCGATGAAGTCAGAAAGTTCCTTTCTTCCCTTTTCCGTTGCGCCGTATTTCTGCGCAATCATTTTAATAACCTTGTTTGCGGTTTCCATATCTTCAACGCGCTTAGTTTCCTTGCCGTCGCCGATATGCCGTATATCATCAAGAGTAAAGGCATTTTGATCTACAAAACTAGAAGTAACATTTTTATCTCCGAGTTTAAGCTGATCGATAATAGCCTGAGTTGCTTCTTCCTTGCCTTCCCTTACGGCTTTTTCGTGAAGTGTTTCGTTTACAGGAATGATAGAATGAACGCTTTCCTTGTGCTTTTCCAATGCCTTTATAGCGTCCTCTGTAGAATCGTATTTCTTGCCGTACCCCATAAGGCGCGATATTTCAGCAACAAAAGAATTATTTTTCGTAACCTGGGCGCGGTCTTCGGGAGTTTCATTTATCTGAATTGAGCCTTCGCCGTTTCCTTCCGCCTTCAACTGCGCTACGGTCTTTTTGCCTTTTTTCGGCTCTGTTTTCTCCGGCTTTCCTGCTTCGCCTTCGATTTTATCATTGAGATTTGATACATAGTCGGAAAGTTCTTTAACGAAAGGCAGCGGCCTTCCGTTCTTGTCTGAAAATCTGTCGCGGTTTTCAAGAATAAGCTGCAGAAGTTCTTCTGAACTCTTGCATTTTTCCGCCTTGCGTTTCAATGCGGCAATAGACAACCTTGCGCCGCGTGAATCTCCGTCATACTTTGGCCGCCATTTACCAGGCGCAACTTTAATATATTTTCTTCCCTTCCAATCGCGTATTGTCCCAATCGGCAAGCCTTTTCCGCCTTTTGCCATGCTTTCAGCTTCTAAAAGCGACTTCTTTAAGCCGCTTTCTTCCTGCGCTTCCTTTGATTCAATCTCTTCAAGATGTTCAATCACAAGTTTCTTGAAGTGTTCAAACTTTGAATCTGCCATGTTAGCACCTCTTTGATTTAAAAACAAAAAAGCCGATTACCCCTAAATGAATAGGGATAATCAGCTTTCCGTCGTCGGTAAAAACCGATTTCACAATCTCAATAAAACATTAAAACTGAAATCAGTTTAGCATATTATACCGACTTTGTAAAAGCGGATTTACGGAAATAAACGTTTCCGCTCTTGTCGAAATAACACCATGATTTTTTAACTTCCGTTCTTCCAAATCTAGCGTCATTTTCCGCCTTGATTTTCGCCTTAAACTCTTCGTCCATAGGGTGTAAATCATTCATAATGTCATTTACATTCATTTTCACAAGGTCTTTTACCGAAAGAAGATTCTTTTTGTTTGCTTCGTTATAGGCAACCGCTTCGGCGTATAACTGTTCGCGCATATCCTTTGCTTTGTCTACGTTGTTTCTTGCTTCGTCCATAAGTTTTACATAGTCCTGTATCTTCAATTCGCAGTCTTCCCTTGTCTTCATTCCCTTTGATTCCAGGTAAGCGCGGCAGGCTTCGCGGGTGTCGTTCATTTTCTTAAAGTTCTTGTTGTAAGCCTTGATGTAACCCTTTGACGTTGCAATATCAGCTTCGTTTGAAGTAATAAAGCGGTCAAAGTCCTGCAATGCTTCCTCATAACCTTCCTTGCCCTCTGTATAGCCCCAACGGATTGTTTTTCCGGCTACATTGTATTTTTCAAGCTCGTCGCCGTTTCTGTGAGTGAAGGTGTCTTCCTTGCCTTTGTAGTCTTTCTTGAACTTTACAACCATAGCTTTAATATCTTTGATGTTCTGTTCGTGTTCGGCAATCTTCTTCTGCTCGTCTTCAACGCTATTAAAACGCCAATCAACACCGTTTTTAGCCTTGCTTGCTATGTCTTCGTCAGATTCAAAAGCAAAATCAATCTGTTTATGCAGAACGTCAATTAACTGTCCGTACATTTTCTGATCGCTCTTGTTTTTCTCTGTGAACTCCATAACCTGTAAATCTGCGCGCTTGTTCGGGTCTTTAATCAGTGAGAACTTCAATTCTTCCGGATCAATATCCTGCGCGTTCATAGCGTCGCCTTTGTATGAATAAATATCATCGGTTCGGCTTCCCTTCTCGTCGTGTTTCTGATAAATCATAGGGTCAAGAGAATCGTGCATAAGCGGCGTAATACAGTGAACTATTCCCTGCTTATTACCCTGTCGCCAACCTCTACCCCATAACTGCTGAACGTCCGTAGGATTCCAATCAAGTTGAGTGTTATAAATTGAAGTTGTGTTTCCCTGCAGGTTGCAGCCTTCTTTGATAGTGCTAGAGCCGATAATAACCTTGCATTTTCCGTCCGGATCATTGAACTCTTTGAAAGTCATGTCGCGGTCTTCAAGCGCTTTGTCTGTTGTGGCCGCGCCCTTTACAAGTGCTATAGCGTCCTTCGGCATACCATGTTTTACAAGATAATCTCTTACCTTCGGGAACTCGTCAACGCCTGCAGGCATATACATAATCTGTCCGTTATGCGGATTTTTCTTGTACTGCGCAATGATAGAATCACAAACAAAAGTTAATTTCGGTGATGATTCAACAAACTGCGTAGGAATGTCAAATCCGGCAGGTATAAACTGCGGGTCTACAAGTGCAGGGCTTAAAGCGCAGTTCTTCATAGCGTTCATAGCCCTAAACATATAGCCGTCGTCGCGTTCTTTTTTCGGTGTCTTTTCCTGCTTCTCAATGTATTCCGAACATTCGTCCATAATTGCCTTCTGCAGGTCTGTCAATTCAAGTTCCGGCGCGTGCATACGTTTGTAAGGTCTTACAACGCCCGCTTCTTCTCCGTCAACTTTATCCATGTATGAAGTGAGAAGGTTCTGCAGCTCTGAAAGGTTTTCAAATCCCTTTACTACAGGCGCTTCGGTAACGCGGTTAGCCTTAACGACATATTCACGCTGAACTTTACAGAAGTTTGAAACAAACTGCTCCAATGAGTAATAACCCATTTCTTTGAGCTTGTCGCGCGCCATATAAGACAGGATAGAGTAAATCTCTGTCGGTGAGTTTTGGAAAGGTGTAGCTGACAAAAGGAAAGTGTTTCTACCGTCATTATGACGCTGAATCAACTGTGTAATTGCAAAAAGTTTCTTTGCGCGGTTAGAAGGCTCTCCGCCGCTTCCAAGTCCGTCAAACTCGTTTGATTCTCCCTGCTCACTCTCGCCCTTCTTATTCATGTGGCGCGGCATTTTGAAAAGGTTTCGGAAGTTATGCACTTCGTCAACCGTAATATGATCAAAGCCTAATTCGCTGAACTGTACGCCCATATCGCGTGTCTTTGACATTTCTCCGACAAGTTCCGCGTTCTTTTCGCTATCGCTTGCAGCTTTACGCTTAGACTTGCCCTCTGAATTGCTTTCCATTGCGCCGTATTCTACGTCTTCCTGGATTTCCGCTTCTTCCTGTTCGTTGAATCCGATGTTTTCAAGTCCTTCGTAAGTACATACGGAAATTGTACCGTCTTCAATCTTCATTCCCTCTTTCCAATAGTTTTTAGAAAGATTTCCCAATTCATTTACCTTGTAATTCGGGAATAACTGATGAATAGACTTTATCCAATTCGAGTAAACCGCTTTAGGAACACAAATCAACGGCTTTTTAGCGCGTCCGGTCTGAATCTGATTTACAGTCGCAACAATTCCGCAGGCGGTTTTTCCTACGCCTACGTCGTAAGCAAGAAGTCCTGTTCCCTTGTTTGTGAGCATTGAAATACCTTTCAACTGCTGCTCCAACAGATTAAACTTCTTGTTTCCCTTGTGCGAACTCATACCGTCAACAAAAATAGGTATCTTTGTGTAGTCGGGATTTACAAAAGAATTGGATTTCAAGTTCCAGGCTTCCGTAAGGTCTTTTTGGTCTTCAATTCCCAATCCTTCGCGCAAATAACGGTTAAACAGTTTAATCGCGGTGTCGCGTCTAAGCTGCTTCTTTCTCTCGCGGTATCTCTGCGCTTCTTTCTTGTCGTCCGTTCCTGCTTCTCCGCGGTCAAGTCTTAACTGCTCTTTGTTGATAAATGATTTAATATCATTGAAGTTGATTTCTGCAGGAATCTCTTCACGCGCAATCGGTGATTCACTCGCGCTATAATATCCGTTTCCGTTGTAAGCCCAATTAAAGAAGCCGTCAATAAGCGACATTCCGTCTTTAGTCTTATATTCACGCGCCCAATCTGTAATAGGTGAGAGCGTAAACTGTCCGATTTTCTTTTCCGGCGGGCATACTTCTTCAAGCAATGACTTTTTAAGTGAGTATTCCGGATCATTCGGATTCAATGCGTTCAGCTTTTCGCGAACGTTACCGCTTGCATAGTTTACGACGTTTGTGTAAACCTCGCCGTCCTTTACAAAGTGTTTTGAGCTTTCAACGTATTTTTTCTGTTCATCGGTAAGTTTTGTCATATCGACATTACCGAACTTATCCGTAACTTTCCAAATCGGAAGGTCTTTAGGGTCTACGGATTTCCCATATTTTGAGTTGAACTCTTCCGCGCTAAGAAGGTGTGCTTCGGGATTTACCGGATAATCGTGTTTTCCTTCTGCGTTCTTATTGCCTTTCATAGCTTCGCTAAGAGTACGGCTTGCCTTCTGCTCTTCGTTGAAAAGAACTTCTACGGATTTTCCTTCGACGTTTACGACAACACCTGCAGTCTTGCGATTCTTCTTAACATAACCGCATACAACGCCGATTCCTTTATCTGTCTTTACAACGTCGCCGAAAATCGTTTTTGATGTAACAGGCTTTGCTTCCGGCTTTTCTTCTTTCACTGTAATAGACTGTGCAATTTCCCCTACCTTGCTATCAAGTTCGGTCTTTCCTGCGTCTATCGAGTTTATAGCGTCTTCAAAAGTCTGCCCTTCTTTTGGCTTTATATATGTTTCTTCTCCGAAACGTCCAATTCTTGTCGCAATATCTCCGGCAATATGATCGGGATTGTTTTCAAAGTATTTTGTAAGCGCGTCAACTGTAGTTCCTTTTCCCTTGCGGAATACAACAATATCAGTTCCAACGTCCGTACTGTCAAAAGTTCCGTTAGGAAGTCGCCACGCTTCAAGCAGCTCTGCTTTTCCTGCTATCTTTTCCAGGTCTTTTCCGTATGCACTGCCACCGTTAAGGAATCCGCTAGGCACTACCATAGCCATAACGCCGCCGTCTTTGAGAGTATCAAGAGTGCGCGACATAAAATAAGATTCATAGCGTTTGTAGTCCTTGCCTTCGCCCATACCTTTATATTTTCCTGTATAAGCTCCATAAGGCGGATTTCCTACCGCAACATCATATTTTTCAAAATCTTTTGTGAATCGTCCGCCTTTCATTTTCATAAAGTTTTCTTGAAAAGCGCCCTGTACGATTTCTGCTTTAGGGTGGAGTATGTGAGCAATACGCGCAGAATCCTTTTCAAGTTCAAACATCGTGAACTTTTCCGGTCTGCCTTCCGCAAAGCGTCCTATACCGCTAGAAGGTTCAATAACGGTTTTATCCTGTCGCGGATTGTATTTATCTACAAGTTCCCAAACCTTAGAAATGACGTTACGCGGTGTATAGAACTCATACAATACGCCGCTATTCGAGCTTCCCTCTTCGTCTGTTCCGCCCGCTCCTACATACTGCGATAAAATAGCCTTATCTTCTGCGGTGATTTCTGAATCAGTCTTCTGCAGAATCTCGCGGCACTGTTCGCGTATTTTTCGCGCCTGTCCTTTGGTTATTCGTCCTCTTCCTCTGTTGACATCGCCGTCTGATTCTGTAAATCCTCTTCCAGGTTCGCCAATACCGAGTAAAGATTCGTTTCCGTTACTTCCGCTTTCTGTGCCAGGCACATTCTGATTGCCTGTTCCTTCGCCCCTTCCATTCCGTAAGTTTTCAGAACTAACGGAAAGTCCGTCCTGCTCAATGTTAGAGTTATTTCCTGCATTTTCAGCCCCCTTGTCTGTATATATGCCGTTCTTTTCTGCGTTTTTATTTCCCTTCATCGCATTAGAGCGGTTAGCGTGTTTCTCCGATTCGCTTTCTTCCGCTTCTACGCGCTGACCTTCAACACTGTAAATACTCCATACCTTCCGCATAAGTGAACGGTTTACGATCATTGATTCGGAAGGTTTCTTTTCAACCTTTTCGGCTGCGGCGCGTTCTTTTACTTCGCTCTGCTTTACAGGCTTTTTGTATTTGTCGCGTTTGTCCTTTTTTGAAAAAAGACTATCCCACTTCATTTTGTGAGTGAAATACTCCAATACATGAGCCGCAAAAGTCTGTTTGTCTGCGCCGTAGTCCTTGCTGATGTTATGCTTTGAATAATCTTCGTCTATGCGATCGCGCTTTATTCCGAAGACTTCAAGCAAAGCCTTAAATGGGTGTTTCCAACTGTCATTATAAACATAGTTCCACCCCTTACCGCTCTTTTTTGGAAAGCGTCTGATGTACTTGTGCGATTTTTCGATTGAATCCCAATCTTTATTCGCTCTGTACCGTTCCAAAAATCCGATAATTGCCATATCCGACCCCCTAAAACCGCCCTAAAAATCAAGTTCTTTAATGTTTTAGAACGATATTTCTATTACTAAACTTGTTTATCTGATTGACAAGTTAGTTATAACTTAATGAATTGAAAGACAGGATTTATATATCAAGTCTTTTTCCCTTGTACTTCTTTTGGAAGATTTTTTCTTTGAAAACTGCAATGTCAACAGTATCAATACTCTGTAGAAAACCCCTTTTGTCGTACTGTGATAAATACGCCTGCTTTGCGTCTTCAAGTGTATTGAATCCTATCATGCACTTGTCTTCGTCATAGGTAGACGTTCCTGGTATCTTCTGATGAATGATGTAAACCTTCTTTGCGTCTTCGTTGTCGCCTAAATAACAGTCAAGATGATCTCCGTCAACGCCTTCCGTTCCGCGGATATATCCGTAGTCGTACTTCATTTTTATAGCCCACTCGTGGCCGTCGCCGTCTACGCCGCGCCGTATGCTTCCCTTGCGGTTCTCTATGCTGATTTTCAGCCCCGCAAAAATTTTCCTGCCCTGCAGCTTATGTCCGCTCCATGTGAGGGATTTTTCTACGCCCCCAAAAATGTATGACATCTTCCTGTTTAATATATGGCCGTCTTCCTTTTCAGCTTCTTCAACTTCTTTTGCAATAAGTCCGCCGTCGTCGGAAAACTCAATCTTTACAAGTTTTTCGTCCTGCCAATCTCCGCCGCATGAAATAGTCAAAGAATCTTCTCCGAGGTTTATAAGCTCGCAGTTTTCTAAATCCTGCCCCTGCGGATAACCTTTAATTTTGTAAACGGCTCTTGGAATAAAGTATTTTCCGTCGTGAATCTTTTTTACTTCTTCAAGAAAATCCGGATTCACTCTTCTAGTCCAAAGTCTGAAAAGCTTTTCATTGATTGTGAGTGACTTCTGAATATCATCGCCCCGAAAAAGTTCATTGATTCTGTCGGTAAATCCCTTTGTAGAATCGTCGGGATTCTTAAAGCCTTTTTTCTCAAACTCTTCCGTAGCCTGCTTTACGGCATTATTCCACCTTTTAGCGTTGCCGCTTCTGTCTGCAATAAGCGCGTCAATTCTTGCGTTATCAATATCTTTGTTGTACCTTACCCAACTACCGCGGCAATAAGGGTGAAATACTCCGGTTGAGAATGAATGACCTTTTCCGCCCCATTCCTTACCTTCCCAAATAACGAAATCGGCTACGCCGTCGCCCGCTTTATCGTTTCTCAAAGGCTTATCGCTCCATAAAGCAATCTTGCCGTTCATTTCCCTGCAGAACGGACAAGTGTTCGCGTCGATTACTTCTATTCGCTGAAAATAAACCTTCTCGCCTTCCGGCGCGGCCTGCACTTCTTCGCGGATAAATGAATTGTTGAAAGCGTTCTGAATCTCTGTGTCGGCAAGTCTTTGATAGTCGCGGTTGTCGCCTACCATTTTGTCAAAGAGTTCCTGCGACACCTGCCCTTTTGATTTTCTACCGCGAACGCCGTCAATAAGAATCTGCTGAATGTCGCCCCGCATTTTTTCCGTAACATTCGTTACTTTCTGCGCTGCCGACTGTGTAAACATTTCAATTCTTGCCTGCTCTGCGCGTGTAAGAGAATCTCCGAAAACATTTTTCATGTTCTTAATTGAATCGCTTATCCAATCAAAAGACTTTCCGCGATAGTTCACTTCTTCAAGTCGTAATTTTTTTACGGCGTCCAAAGTATTATATTTCAGCATACGATCAAGGATTTTGCCTAAAGATTGTGATTGCAATATCAATCTTTCGCCCGGATTTTTATTATTACGGTTCAAAAACTTCTCAAGATTCTTTACGAACTTTTCCCAATCGGCTTTTTTAATTGGTTCGCCGCTTTCCGGGTAGTAAAGTGTTTTGCCCTTATAAACAAGATTATCCGCCTTGCTCATAGCGGTTTTCTTAGGAAGTGAAAAATAATCTGTCGTAAACTCGTATGTATCTTTGACAACAGTTGAAAAGAATCCGCACCATTTGTCGGTCAAATCTTCCTGCGCCTTGTATGCAAAAACTTCACCCTTTGCAGCTTTTGAAGGAACGCCCAAAGTCATTGAAAGTGTTCTCAACGCCTTTTCAATTCTTTTTTCTCTTCTGTCCTTCATGTAAAGGGTGATGTCCTGCAGGGCGGGCGTATTGTCTGCCTTTACGATTTCAGAAGGAACGCCTGCAAAGGCTTTTTCAAGTGCTTCGAGTTTCTGCGCTTTGTTTCCTTCTGTTATGTCTTTAATTTCAATAATGACTTCGTGCATAACTAAATCCTTATGATAAGTGATTTCTGTATGTTTCCGCCCTCTGATTTTTCGCTTTCTTCGGGTGATATATCATTCCAGGCGTCCTCGTCAACGTTTCCGCCTTCTTCAATTTCTGCTCCCTCTTCCGGCGCTTCTTCGCCGCCGAGGTCTTCGCCCTCTTCTCCCATGTCTTCCATTCCGCCGTCGGCGTTCATTTGTGAAGCCTGGTACATCTGAACAAACTGCGGATTTGCAGGACATTTGTCCGCCCATTCCGCTTCAATAGGCTTCAAGCCCTTTTCCTTTCGCACTTCGTTCAATGTCTTGTATGATTCAAGTTCACCCTTTGTTATATCAAGAATCTGTTTCGGGTCGTCGCGTTCGTACCCAACAAACTCAATTTCGTAGCCCGGATATGCAATTTCAATGATTTTATTAAGATACTGCTGCAGGAATGTGAGCATATCGCCCAAAATAAGGCTTTTCGACGCTTCAATTTCCGGCGCGGTATTGCGTTCAAAAACAGGCTGCGACTTTGAAGAGTGCAAGCCCAATTCTTCCATACTGCAGCCGAAAGAAGAAACAATCGCGCTCATAAGAAGGTCAATCCACCCCTGGAACTCCATTTCCTTGTTTGTTCCTGCGAGTGATACCCATTTAATTGAGTTCTGCTCTCCGCCTGTTCCGTTTCCTGCCGGAATAATCGGAACGCGCCATTGATTGCTAGGCGTTCCGCTCATAATGTCGCAAATATAATCTTCCATTTGCTCAACGGTTTCCTGGTTTGCGTTTCCGTCAAGCAAAAGCATACCGCGCGGAAGTTTATTTTCTGTAAAGAATCCGGCGTTATACATAAAGGCGTTTATTGTGCTTGTAATAAGGTCTATCGCCTGTTCTACAACTGAATAGCCGTAAAGTGAATAGCGAACATCTGTTCTCGGATTCTGAAAGTCAAAAATGAGAGTTCCTTCCGGGTAAAATGCCTGCGGAATAGAATCAATAACCTGCACATATTTAATATTAAACGGATTGTCTTGATTAGGCAGAACGCGCTCTATTGTCGCTCCGTCAACCGCCCAAAAAGCATAAATCTTTCCGAGCCGGGTATTTCCCAATTCTGTAGCAACCTGGTCGATTTCTAGAATATCGCGGATAATCTTATCGCAATATCTAACAAAGTTGTCGCGATCGGGATTTTTCTTTTCGCCGCAATTAAGAATGAACTGTTCAATTTCGGTTCTTTCCTTCGACCTCTGCCCTGCAGCCTTAACAACGTCCTCGCCGACTTTTTTTACGACAAAGCCCCGCAAGTTTCGGTTTGTAGAAGGTTTTAAGAAAGGTTTGATTTTCTTCTGAACATGACTTATACAAAGATTGATGATCCAGGCTTTTTTAGAAACGCGGCGCAAAGTCTGACAATCGACTTCACGATTAAAATGGCCGTCTGCAGTTCTTAAGTTGCCGTACTGATTTTCGGTGTTTCTGTAAGGATCAAAGAAAGTTGATTGTGAGTTTTCCTGTTTTGCCCGCTGATAATCGGACGCTTGAAAACCCATTGAATAACGTTTAGCCCGGTTGATTTCGCGTTTTATATCTACAATTTCGGGCTGAATACTCTTTGCAATAGGAATAATGCTTTTTTCGTCAGTGGTTTCCATTCTGAACTCTCCTTAAAACAGTCGCTAAGGATTTGCCCCTACTTCGGGTCAGCGATGAAGGGTTTTCAGAGAGTTCTTTTGTATTGTTGTTTAAGTCTACCACGCTTTGATTCTTTTTTCTACTCCATTCTGCGTAAAAGTTCGGTTCGGAAACTTGCTCTGTGGCCGCGTGGTTTGCCAACGCCCACGCCCAAAAACTGTCGGCGTGTCCTTTTTCGTTGCGCTCTGCGTCATAACGGAATGAGCCGCCCGACGTGGGCGTTCTCTTGATAGAGTGAATCTGCGCATGAAACTCGCGGTCATTTTCAAGAAGAAATTCAAGACGTTCAAGCCCTGTTTTTACCTGCATAGCAAGTATTTCTTTTGATTGAAGGGTCATTGTAAAAGGCTCTGCGCGCTCTCCAAACTCTTTGTGCATATCTTCCGCAAGATTGTTTCCGATACCTGTATTATCAATGCAGGAACGAAAAATCGGAAGCTGCTTCATAAGTTTTCGGAAAACGTCTTTTTGAGTGTCATAGCTTGCGTTTCTCATTTCAAGTTTAAGAACAGAACGCTTTTTGCCGTTTACTCGCCCGATGATGTAATACGCGGTTTTATCTGAAAAACGTCCTACGTCCATACCCATAAACAACGGCGACCCATGTATTTCGGGCTTATAGTTCAAAATAAGCTCGTCCGGGTCTTTGAAGGCTTTTATTTCAATGTTTCTTTTCGCTTCAAAATAATCTTCGTCTTTTTCAATGTTTACCGGAATATCGTCTTCCCGCCTTCCAGGTGTATTTGAATAAATCAGTTCAAGCGATATGTAAGAACTTGCGCTATCAATGAACGTACACTCACATTCCTGCTGAAAATCTTCAAGCGTAGAG